TCATTCTGGTGACAAATCAACCTGCGGCGGGTTCGCTTGCCAGTGCTGCAAACGTTCCAGCGGGCTTTGACGGTAAAATCCGCAAAAGTGCTGGTATACCGCCGGGAAGCGTTCCGCCAGCAGGTCTGGTGCGCTGAAAAAATACTCGGACAGCACGGCGAAGCACTCTGCCGGATCGGTTGCGGCGTAAGGGTCCATACTGGCGGCGTCTTCGCCTACCAGCTCTATTTCTTCGCGCAGTTCCTCCATCGCGGCATGCAGCACCTGCTCCCAGCGTGCTACGTCACGCAATGGCATGGCGGGAACCCCGGACGGCCGCTCGTTGCCGCGCATATCCAGCTTGTGCGCGACTTCGTGGATAATCAGATTGAATCCGGAAAGATCAAACGAGTCCTGAATCTCCAGCCAGTTCAGCACGAGCGGCCCCTGATCCCAGCTCTGACCCGACTGTACGCTGGGGCCGCTATGCACCAGACCGAACTCGTCCATCCATTCGCCATCGACCATAAAGGGTTCGGGGTGAATCAGTACGTCATGAAAGCCGTCAAGCCATTCAATACCCAGTTCCAGCACCGGGAGCGCAAACAATAGCGCGATGCGTTGCGCCATTAGCTCCGTCAGCGCCAGCCCCTGTAGCGGCACCAGACGTTTCTGGCGCAGAAACTGCCTGGACAGCATGACGATATGCCGGCGTTCAGTTTCTGCCAGCGGCGTTAACAGCGGGATCGACAGCGCCTGCTGCCAGTCCGAAAAAGCGTCGGGGGTAGGGGATTTCCATTGCCACTTCATCATGGTGTTGCTCGCTAAGTCATCACTTGAATTCAAAGGCGTCGGTTTGTTCTTGTTAACATGCCATAAAACAGGGCATTATAGGCACCACTTTTACGGAGAGATGCCGGAGCGGCTGAACGGACCGGTCTCGAAAACCGGAGTAGGGGCAACTCTACCGGGGGTTCAAATCCCCCTCTCTCCACCACTATTCAATAACTTACGGAAGATAATTTCCGTGACCGTTATCTATATTGGTATATTGTTGGTATATCGTGTTGGTATATCAACTGACTACTATTGAATAACTATTCATCATTATTGATTAGCGGCAGATCTAACGTTGGCGAAACGCTGACCTTTCTATCGTACGTTATGACCTGCGCTTCGGTCTTGTGTCCGCTGAAAAGTTGCTTATCGCGACTGCTGCCCTCGTAGTCAGAAATGCCCTTGGCTTTAATATCGTGAAAATGGCATGTTAAGGGACGCCCCAGCTTCTCACTTGCCGCTGACCTCGCTTTCCGAAACAAATCATTCAGACCAGATTTGCTGTATTTTCCACCCTTTGAGTTAGCAATAATGTATCTGCTGCCGCCAAGCTCCTTTGCTTTGTTTAAAGCCGCACGCAACCGGTCTGTATAAGCCTTGATTTGTTTTTTTCCGGTTTTCCCTTGCTGTATAAATAATCCTAAATCCATTTCCTGAGCCCATTCGAGATCACGCACATCACCGCTTCTTGCGGCACACAGATACGCTATCTCCATTGCGCATTGTAGTGCCAGCGTCGCTTCGTTATAGATAGCCATATAAACATCGTCATCGATATAGAGATCCCTGGGCTTGACCGAGAATTTTGATATTCCTGCACACGGATTCGTTTTCACATAACCCCGCTCATAACCCCAGCGATAAACCCGGCTCATACTGCTCTTTTCCTGATTTGCTTGCGTGCGTGATTTTTTCCCCCTGATATCAAGATAACGCCTGACGTGCTCCGGCTTGATAGAATCAGCCTTAGCGTTACCAAACGCGTGCAGCAGTTTTTTTTGATGCTGTAGGTAGTCAGACTGAGTGCGCGGCGACAAATCTTTGTAATACTCACTATTAAGAAAAAATACCCACAGTTTTCCAAACGTCATTACGTCACGTTTAGAGCTAATAATCTTTTCGTATTTTTCCCAAACCTGCGCTATGGATAAATCACGAATTTTCCCTAACGTGATCGTCTCTTTTGTTTTTGCAGGTTTGAATATGTAGCTGTATTTGTTTTTCCTGACTCGCGGAGGTAGTTTGTTATCCTCAGGATTAAGTCTCTTTCGTCCCATTAAATCTAAATTCCATCAAAGTTTATTCCGGCATCATCATCTTCCAGCTCAGGCGCTGGCGTTCCGTTTAATACGGCGTTAACATGCGCCCATGTTGTGCGAGGATGACCGTCTTTATTTGGTATAAAGGATATTCCGTTCCTGGTTAGAATTTTTATCTGGCCTGATGCGTACTTATAACCCGTCAGCTCCATTAAATCGTCTTCGCTTAAAATGTCGTTTTCTTTTCCCATTATTTTTCCCCAGCGACTTTATTATTTCGTCAGCATCGGCGCAGGCCTTGTCTATATCCTGCTGAGTCAGAGTTTTATTTCTGGCGCTGCGGGTCAGTCGGCCTATTTTTAAATCAAAATCAGATAATAGGCGGGCGCCAGGTTGCCATTTTTTATACATAGTGACCTCCATTAAGAGGTCACTATCTTATTTATGATTGCGGGTTATTTCTGATTATCGATAATCAGTTTTTCGCCCGGCGGATTGTTACTGACTCGAACATCTGAGGGTAGGTCGTAAAACACATCAGCGCGCCGATGCGTCACTATCCTGCCAACCCTGCCGTCTGGCAGGGTGATGTATGTCGGTTTGTGCGGGTGGTGAGTCCGTTTCATCATTGGTTTTGCCTCGGTGCGGGATGGTCAGCGGACCTGCAGCGACGGCTGCCCGATCTCAATGTGAGCGCCGGGGACGTCAACGCCAGCATCGATTGCCTCCTTGATGGCCTTTTTGTCCGGAGCAACCAGCGTTTGGACTGTAACGAGTTCATCCGGCAAAAGGCTCTCATTGTCGATGATGACGCTGGCAACTCCTTTGCGCGCCGTGAACGTGTTGCGCGGCGTCTTGAGCGATGACAGACCGGCAGCCAGCAGGCAATCCAGTGCGTATTTTTTCAGCTGCTTTTCCCGGTTTTCAAAAGAGCACTTACGCTCAGCCAGGCGTCTGGCTTCATCGTCACACGTCTTTGCCTGCCCCTGCAGGTTGCGGGTATGGATCATGATGGCATCCAATTTATCACCGAGCTCCATTTCCATGCCGAGCATTGTGTCGGCGATCATTTCCGGGGTCAGTTCATCCGACTCTTCCAGCAACCGCTGGAGTTTTGCCATATCGCTGGCAATTGCGATAGCGGTAGTGCTCATGCTTTCTCTCCTTCTTTGGCTTTCAGTTCCGCGATGCGGGTGTCTTTCAGTTCGCTCAGGCGGCGCAGGCGGCCAGACAGGTATTTAGCGTGGTCGCTGTCGCCTTTTGCTTCGGCGTTCTTGCGGTGGACCTCAACCTCACGCGCCAGCACGCCGTAAACCTTGGCCGCCTCGTTTTCGCTGACGGCCGCTTTAATGGTTTCTGCGGCGCGCCCCAGTTTTTCGTCCAGCTCTTCGCGCAGGCGGGTGACATCAACCGCTTTTTCACTGGCTCGCTTAATGCCGAACTCGACTTCGTTTTCTGCTACATATTCAGGGTTATCATGCATACCCAGCCACACGTCAGCACTGAAACCGAGCAGGGAAAGTGCCTTTTTGATGGCGTCAGTAAGGCTTTTCTTTATAACTTCCGAGTCGGTTTTAATCCCCTTCTGCGTTTTGTACATGTACGGAGTGGCACCGTACGCCTCGATCTCTGAGTGACCGCCGTCATCGTTGATGTACCAGAATGCGATTTTCATCGAGTGATTCAATTCGGTGATAAGCGAACCATCCGCGTCACGCAGCAGCTTTGTGCCGATGAATTTTTTGTTGTCGTCATAAATTGCTTCACTTAGTGGCGCGCCAGGTAACATCTTTTCTTCCAAAATGCGGTGACCCCATCCGCTGCCCGCCGGACCAAAAATCTCCGTAGCCCGCATGAACATGTATTCGCTATTGATGCTGGTGCCTTCAAAGCCAGCGCCCGTCAGCGGTTTGGTGTAACGAGGGTCTGTGCGCTGCACACGTTTCCAGATGCTGAGATTTTCTTGCTCGACAACAGGCTTTTCTGCGATAGCTGATTCCACGGCCGCGGCGCGGGCCTGAAAATCATCCGCAGGTGCAGGCACCCCACCTTCATCATTACCCGCGTAAATGCCATACCCAATTTCATCGAGCTCCTGGCGGGCCTGCTGCGCGACGCTGACCGCCGGCTCCGGCTGGCTCGCTTCCGTTTTTTCTCCCTGATTTGAGGCGCCAGATTCGGGGCCGATCAATCCGTCGATAGAGAAACGTCCACAGCCGAGATTTTGGATGTCGGGCTGCCGTGTGGCGGTAGCCGCGCCGGCATGCTGCGTACCATCGTCTTCGCGCCATGCGGCTAAATACTCGTCAGCCAAACGCTGGCGCGCGTTCGCATCGTTGAGCAGTTCGGGGCGTTTTTTCGCTTCGCGCAGCAGCCCCAGCAACACATCGCCGGGGATGGACAGGGCGCCATCTTGCAGTCGGATCGCCATCGACCAGCGCTGAAACATCTGGTCATCAGATTTAGCCAGCTCCTTCGCTCGAGCCACATCAGACGCGGACACGCCGTCGAACGTGTCGGCATCAGTCACGAGGCACGACGCTATTCCGATGTCCAACCGATCCATGTTCGTCCACACGCGCTCAACTGCTGGCGCGTCTGCCGGCGGCGCGCTCTGGGTATGGCGATCAGATGTTCCGTATATCCAGTTATTGACGAACGCGCTGGCCTGCGCAGCATCAATCGGCGGGCTAAATTTTTTCTCGATCTCGGCAACCAGCTCGGTTACGCGAGCAGGGTACATTGCGGCCACGGCTGGGTACTGCGACAGCACTCTAACGATAGTGTGCGTGTCGTCATCGCCTGATTCATCGTCAGCAAAAAAATCGAGGACGAGAGAGTAGTCGTGGTCATCCAAATCTGTTTTGCCCAGTAGCACCAGCGCTGCGATTTTCTCCTGCAACGACAACTCAGCGGGGCGCTGAGGGGCCGGGTCTGGCTTGCGCGTCCACACGCCATCTACCAGCTCGTTTTCTTCCATGAAATCAGTGCTGAACTTACCGATTCCCGGACGCGGTGAGCCGACGCGATCCTCGGTAATGGTCGGATTAAAAAAATTGTCACTGGAGCCGGGGAATAGCTCTTCAATCAGCATGGTTGCCGCCATAGCGGCCAACTTCTGAGTCTTTGCTTCAACAAGCGTAGCCATTGCTTTGGCTCCGCTTTTTATCGCCGATTTTTTCGGCTCGAATGATGCGACATACATGGTCATTGGTTTTGCCTCGGTTTAAGCGGTGGTAATTCCGCTGAGGGAGAGATGGTCAATGCATTGCAGGGTTTTAATTTGGTCTTCAATTTCCGACGCCTGCAGGTGAGCAGATTCGATAATGCTGGACTGCTGGCGGCGTAACTGCTCGACGTATTTGTTTTTGAGATCGTCTGCTGACAACTGAGGAGCGGGAATTGTAATTTCACGAACTTCTATGAGCGTAAACCCGTTCCATTGTGACATGTCACAGGTGGCAACAAACGGAGCGGGATTAAAACGATTGTGATGGATGTACAGCTTGACGTTGATATCTGGCGCTTTCATAGCGATCCCTTTATACTTGAGCCTCCAGTGACGGCCCTTGGTTGTCATTGGTTTTGCCTCGGCGCGGGGTGGTTCCCGCGCTGTTCCCGAAAGGTTTGGTCGCCGATCGGGGTGAAGAAGCCCGCGCAAGCGGGCTTTTTTGCTTCACAACACAACACACTCTGGCCTTTTAAAACCGAATAGACCCGATTTATCAGAGCGCGCTGTGGTGTGAAAAAGGGCGGATAGGGAAGGTAATAACCCACACCGCCAAGGTCTTACACGCAGCTTACTGGCAAGGATCACGGTCCTAACGTGATTTGGTTGTGACGCCCGGAGTCGAACCGGGCGGCGGGTAGGGTTTCCCGCCGATCACCTGATCGTCAATTTGGTTGTGGTGCCGGGTGCCTCCCGGTTTTGATCCCCGCTCAAGAATCAAAGGCTGAGTGTTGTTAAACGAGGTTTTGCTTTGAACGCGCCCCGGCGCATAGCCGGATTCACCACAACGGTAAGGGTATTGGGATTCGGTAACTACCTATAATTACTGATGTGCTGGCCGCTCAAGCGCGGGACACATAACAAACCAATACCCTTACCTGTTGTGTGCTCCGTAACGTGGAGCAGACGGTCTGTTTTTAAGCCTCACGGGGCATTCTTTACGCGGGCGGACGACTCAACCGCGTTCACTGCCGTGACAGGGGGCTTGTGTGGTGTTACGCGCCCATTGCTCAATTACTACCACCACCGCAACGAATCTAATCTGTGCCGGTTACGCTATCCGGCGTCGCTTTACCGACCCAATCAGGCCAGAATTTACGACCGAACCTCTGGTGTTAGCGCAGTCTTTCCCGCTGTCAGAACTCATTACCCAAACTACTGCGGTCATTGGTTTTGCCTCGGTGCGAATCATCTACCTATTCGTGCGCCGGTAGCGGCTACTTCGTGGGCGTCCTGCCTGTTCGCTGTCGTTGGAATAACCTTAACTAAAGGTAAGTGAAAAGGCAAGCAAAAATACTTTCAAAAAGTTAAGTTGGCGAGCGGAAGTTATTATGCTAATGATTTTTAATTATTTTTTGTTTGATTTTTTTCTAGCCATTAACAGCTCTTCGAAGAGTGCGTTAAATCCATCCACTTTCTGCTCAAGGTCTGCCAGATGACGCTCTTTTTCCGACTCGGGTAGAGAGTCAAACAAATCCAACAGTTTACGCTGTCTGTCATCCAGCTCTGTCGGTAATTCTTCCGGTGCCGCCGGGGTGCTGGATTCATCGCCATACAGAAGCCACGTGGGTGAACATCGGAGCGCCCTGCTCAGCGAGAAGAGGTTTTGGCCCTTAGGCTGAGAATCGCCATTTTCCCACTTGAATATCGTCACATGGGAAACCTTCACAGCATCGGCCAGGCGCTGCTGTGACATGTCCATTTCAGTTCGTCGCGCTCTAATGCGCTCATTCAGTGTTTCTGTCTTCATGCGCTTAATATAAATTATGTTGACTTAGCTTTTATTAAGTTTTAAATTCCAAACTAAAGTTACAGGTACGGAGGTGTTCGTGTTTAAAAATGACGCAATAAAATTTTTCGGCAGTAAAACAAAGCTGGCCATTGCTGCCGGTGTGTCGCAGGCGTCCGTGTCTCGCTGGGGTGACGTAATACCTGAGCGACGGGCGGCGCGGCTCGACCGCGTTACCAACGGTGCGCTGCGTTATGACCCTGATCTCTACCAGCGTCATAACGATACCCAGGGTTAACCCAAAAATCTGATTATCAAAAATCAATGCGAATGCGTAGGAGACGCGGAATGGATATCAGGGATTTAAAAAACGAGGTTGAGGATTGGGCCGCAGAAGCGGGGCAGGAGCGAGTAGCGATAGAGATATCGCGGGCGCTGGCGGAGCTGGGAGGTCATCCGGGCATCAAGTTGCACGATATCGAGTGCGGCGACGTCTGGCGAGCTATCAACAACAACCGGCAGCAGATTTTTAGGTGGTTGCGTAGCGACACGCGAGCAGCTGACAGAAAAATTCAGGCGCTGGCGCCAGCCATCAAGCGGGCATTGCCAGCTGAACGCCGGGCGCGGCTCGAATCGAGCGCAATGTACCTGGTGTCGATCGCTATCCGTGAGTTTTTCGAGGCCGTGATTGCAATCCTGTTAGGCGACTGTGACATGTCACAGCGTTTGGCAACAGCAAACGCAGCAATAGCAGCTGTGGCGCCAGTGCTACAACAACGGCTGACCACCGTTTAAACCGAGGCAAAACCAATGACAACTATCACGTATTGCAATGGTTTCCGTCTGAACGGCGACCCGGCACACATCGCAGATATCGTGCCAATTTTTGAAGCGCGTCGCGAGGCTGCGCGCTCGGCGTGGGAGCAGTACGAACAGCGCAAGGCTGAGCTGTGCAGCGAAAACCTGACGCCCGATCAGTATCAAGACGCATGCCGGGCAATCGCTGAGGCGCTGGGGGTGTGACGTGAGTATGCAATTAATGGCAAAGGCCATGAGCTGCAAAGTAGGTAACCCGCTGCGAAAGCTGGTCCTGATTAAACTGGCAGATAACGCGAATGACAAAGGCGAGTGCTGGCCGTCATACCAGCACGTGGCCGATCAGTGCGAATGCAGCAAAAGCGCGGTGAAATCCCACATCACCGCATTGATAGATATGGGTTTTCTCTCTAAAGAAAACCGAATCGGCGAAAACAGCGGGAAGGGGAATAAATCGAACGTTTACTATCTCACGCTCGATAACCCTGTGGTGCCAGAAAGCACAGCCCCTGTGCCGTCAAAAAGCATAGGTATGTCACCATGTGACCCACCTGTGGTGCCAGAAAGCACAGCCCCTGTGCCGTCAAAAAGCACCAGAACCTATCACTCTTCTGAACCAGTCAATGAACCAGTCATTGAACCTAAAACACATGGTGCGCGAGACGGAAATTATTCAGAACAGTTTGAGTTGTGCTGGAAGGCTTATCCAAAACGTGAGGGATCAAACCCAAAAAACCACGCATTCAAGCACTTTCAGGCCCGCGTCAAAGAAGGCGTAAGCCCTGATGACCTGCTGGCGGGCACTCGGCGTTACGCCGCGTTCTGCGCAGCAAAAGGGCAGGTTGGCACGCCGTATGTCATGCAAGCGCAGCGGTTTTACGGCACAAGCCGGGAGTTTGAAAACAGTTGGGAAGTATCGACCACTCCAGCACCAGCGCCGCGCCAGCAGAAACCAGCGGACACAACGCAAGACATGCTGGCCCGCCAGTATCAGGGCGGCGGAGTTAACTGGAAATTCAGAGGTGAATCGCGATGACAACGACTACCGACGTTTCTGAAATCCTGGCTGCAGATTGTGGGGTGGGGCGCCGGTTTATTCGGTCAACCCTGCAGAATTTCACGCCCGTCAGTGAGCAGGCGGATGGCAACCTGGCTGTATGCCGACAGTTTGTCAGCGAGTGGGGTCAGATTTACGAAAACGGCTCCAGCCTGGTCATGAATGGCCGCCCCGGTACCGGGAAGACGCATCTAGCTGTCGCAATTATGCGCGCACTGATTGAGCAGCACGGCATAGACACGTACATGACGACGGCCCAGCGCATCATTCGCGCAATGCGCGACTCGTGGCGACAGGGCAGCAACCGGACTGAATACGAAGTGCTGAGTTTTTATTGCGAAAAAGACCTGCTCGTCATTGACGAAGTCGGCATGCAACACGGTACGGACTCAGAGCGCCTGCTGGTATCCGAAGTAATTAATACTCGCTACGAACGCATGTTACCCAACATCCTGATCAGCAACTACACACGCGATGAAATGGACGGCTTCCTTGGTTACCGGGCGATGGACCGGGTGATGGAGAGCTCAGCTGTGCTGGTGTTTGACTGGGAAAGCTACAGGACGGGGCAACATGGCTGACATGGCTGATTTTTTACCGCCGCATGATCTCAATGCTGAACAGGCCGTACTGGGCGGACTGATGCTCAACGATGACGAAGAGCGACGCGCCGCGGTAATGGCGATGCTCAAGCCGGAGTCGTTTTATTCACGGGCCCATGAGCGGATTTATCGCGGACTGCAGGCGCTGGCAAAAACAGACCGGCCAACTGACGCGGTCACGCTGTCAGCTGAGCTGACGGCCAGCGGTGATATTGAGCTGGTGGGTGGATTCGGCTATCTCGTCGAAATATGCCGAGTGCCGGCCGCAGCAAACACCGCAGCATACGCGCGCATCGTTCGTGATAACGCAATAGCGCGATACACGCAGCGCCAGTTGATCGCGTGTACTGAAATTATCATGGCCAGCGGCGGTAAGCCGATTGACGAAAAACTGGCGTCAATCCAGCAGATCATGGGGCAGATGTTTGAGCACGCATTCAACGGAAAGCGCGGCGGCCTACGCCCGTTCGCTGATGTGCTCGCTGAGTGGATAGACGAAGTTGATCGCAGATTCACCGACCCAAACGCTGGCGGGTTGACATTAGGATTTTCAGGGCTGGACGAAATCATGGCGCCGAAATACGTCTCGCGCGGAGCGTTGGTTGTTATCGGGGCGCGCCCCAAAATGGGTAAAACTGCATTCTATAACCGGGTAGTCGGGCACTTTGCCCTGAATCATCAATTACCCACGCTGGCATTCTCGCTGGAAATGTCTGCAAAAAAAATTGTCGAGCGAATGGTTAGCCAGGAGGCGCGAGTTAAATCGGAGATTTTTTACGCCGGCACGAATGATGAGATGGAGATGGCTCGTGCAATGGCAAAAGCGGAGGAGCTAGCGGAAACAAACCTTATGATCGATGACACCCCAGCTGTATCCCTGGCTCACATCACTAACGAATGCCGACGGGTGAAGCGCCGGCGTGGCGCCATAGGGCTGATTGCCGTCGATTACCTGACCCTGATGAAAGGGGAGCAAGCGGAGCGGCGCGATATCAGCTACGGCGAAATCACGAAGGGGTTGAAGTCGCTGGCGAAAGAATTGGACTGCGTTGTACTACTGCTGACCCAGCTTAACCGAGCGCTTGAGCAGCGAGTAGACAAGCGGCCACTGCCGTCAGACAGTCGCGATACTGGGCAAATCGAGCAGGACTGTGATGTATGGGTCGGGCTGTATCGCGACGCAGTTTATAACGAAAACGCCGACCCCCAGCTGACAGAATTGATATTACGGATGAACCGCGAAGGTCCGTCAGGAACGGCATACACGCTACTGCGAGACAGCTATTTCGTGGACACAACACCGGAGGATATAGCGCAGAAAAAATCGCAATCAGCAGCACCGCAGCACGAGCGGCGGTACAGAAAAAAAGAACCGATTCAACCGTTTTAAATTTAAACCGCGCCTGACCAGCGCCAAACAAAAAAAGAGGCAAAACCATGACTACTCAAACTGATGTTGTATTCGCAAAACACGCCGGCATGATAGATGACGGCTGCGACCATACCGTCGTCTTTCTCTGGGAAATGAATCAGCGGGCCCGCGCCGTCAGCCGATCGGTATACATTCCACGTCCACAACCGATCCCCGTCGTCAAGCCGCGCGAGCTGGCCGCAAGGAAGCCGGCGCGCCGCCAGGCCGAATCAACGCAGTACCGCTACGCCAATACGCTGCCGCTGGAGTCCCTAATTGCCGTCATGACTGGTCGCTGGCTCAGCAGCCAATCAATTATGAGCATCATCAAAAACGAATATCCGCAGCACACTATCAGCCCTCGTGCGCTGGCCGTCCGCATCAGCTCAATGATGAAGAGCCCCAGCGTCGACATCGAGAGTCGGGATATCAGCGTAACCGAGTATCGGCTGAATAGCGTCGACCCGGCATATCTCGAACGTTCAAAACGTGGCAGTGGAAAATGACGCGGCAGTCCGACTACCTACCCAGCGGACTGCCGCACAATCGCGGGCTCTGGCCTCAAGAATACAGAGAAATGGAGTGGCTGGACCTGCGGGCCAACCAGCTTATTCACGCTCTGATTGACGGCAAGACCGACCGCCATCTGGTCGAAGCGGAGATAAGCCGCACGGCGGAACAGCATCAGGAACACTTTAAACGCCGCCTAAATTACTGGCGGGAATATCTCAAGAAATAAGGCAAAACCAAATGACAGAACTGACGAAAGAGGCGCTGACCGACGCCATTAGATCCGCAGCAGTCAAGGCGGCATCAACCGATGAACGCCGGGTACTGAATTACGCTGCGGGTGAAATTGAGCGGCAGGGTAATGAAATTGAACGCTTGAAATCCGATATGCGGGAACTTACTGAGGCGATGAATCGCGCCCGGCGTACAGCGAAAGAACTGGGTGAAGAAAATCACTCATTACGCAATCCGGCATCGACAGAAAAAATCACCGCTCAGCTGGAAGGGCTGAAATACACGCGCGCCGAACCCAATGGCTGGACATGTAAAACGCTCGCTCATGGGCGCGTTACCGACGATGTGGCCGAGTCGTGGAACGGCGCAATCGATGCGACAATTCTGACTATCGCAGATTGGGATGCGCTGCGTCATGCGCAGCAAGAGCCGATCATAACGGATAGCGAGCTTGCCAGCGGCCCACGCGGTCAGATTTTCATCAGAAAGCCAACACCATCACCAGAGGTGCCGGAAGAAACTGGTTCATCCTTGCAGTTGCGCAATCTCATCCGTCAGCGCCATGCGGCGTGGTCACAGGCTACGTTCGGTGATGTTGGTCCTGTTGGCCCGCTAAGACATCTCAGCAAAGAAGCACTGGAAGCAGCGGCGGAGCCTGAAGACCTCAGCGAGTGGGCTGATATGCAGTTCCTGCTCTGGGATGCCCAGCGCCGTGCCGGTATCTGCGATGGTGAAATCACAGCAGCGATGGAAGAAAAGCTGAAGGTGAATATGGCGCGTCAGTGGCCCGAGCCAAAAGATGGCGAGCCGCGTCTGCACATTAAGGAGGCTGGCGCTGACCATTCCGAGCACCCGATCGAATTGGTCGAAATACCAGTGGAGCGTGACGAAAGCGGCTACTGGTCGCACCCTGCGTGGAGTGCGCTTTTCGGCGAACGTGAGGGTATGCCGCGAGACGAACTGAACGCACTGCTGGCGTCAAAAAACCTCGAATGCACATATATCGAACTGGAATGCAATTACTCGACCGAAAGCGAAGGGGTGGCCTACCGCTATTTTGAGAATGGCGACACGAATATCAGCGACTGGAACCCAGCACCGCCGGAAGGTGATGGATGGTTCATCGTGTCTATTCACGAAACGGACGATGGCCCTGTTTGTTGGTGGGTTCGGCCAATTCCCCAGATTGAAGGGGATAAGGCATGAGTATTTGGCCCACCGAGGTTTTGCAGTGCGCATCATCAGTGATCCCCGCACACCCAATGAACAATGAGCGCCGCGAGGCGCTCCTATCTCACATGAATGCAATGTTTTTGCGTCGCGAAAACCCCGCCGACATTCAGCGCACGGCCCACATGCTGGCGCGCCGTCAGCAGATAGAGGGTGCTCGCCCGGATGCAGATAACGGGCTGGTCGTCGTTGGGTTTGCTGGCGGTGGCGGTAGTTGTGAGGGCATTAAGCAGGCGCTGGGATTCGAGCCGCACATAGCGATGAATCACAACCCGGTCGCAATGGCTATGCACGCGATGAATCACCCGCGTACGCTGCATTATCCTGAAGATATTTTCAGCGTTGACCCGATTGTTTCCACCGGCGGCCTGCCTGTGCTTTTGGGGTGGTTTTCCCCGGATTGCCGCCACTTCTCAAAAGCAAAGGGCGGCACGCCTGTCAAAAAAGAGATTCGGGGATTGGCCTGGGTAGTTCTGCGCTGGGCGCTGGCCGTGCGCCCGCGCGTGCTGATGATGGAGAATGTGGAGGAATTCCGGGGCTGGGGGCCACTGGTCGCTGACAGAAAGGGGCATTTATACCCAGACCCAGCGCGCGCCGGCGAGACATTTCAAGGATTCATCGGGATGCTCAGCACCGGCGTCCCTCGCGACCACCCGGCGATTGATGAGGCGTGTGAATTTCTGAAAATCCCGCGTGACGGCGATGAGGTGAAGAGACTGATCGCCGGGTTGGGGTACAACGTAGCTCACAAAGAGCTACGCGCATCTGATCACGACACGCCGACAATCAGAAAACGCCTTTTTGTTGTCGCTCGCCGCGACGGTAAGCCGGTTCAGTGGCCGGAGCCGACGCACGGCGACCCGGTGACAGCGTCAGTGATTAATGGGTTGCTCAAACCGTGGCGCACCGCGGCGGAATGCATAGACTGGAGCATTCCAACGAGAAGCATTTTTGGCCGAAAGAAAGACCTGGCTGACAATACATTGCGGCGCATTGTCCGCGGGCTGCAGCGATTTGTTATCGACAACCCTACCCCGTATATCGTGCGGATTGGGCAAACGGGGTTCGGCGGAAACGGCATGCAATATTCCTGCGATCAGCCGTTAACAACGATCACAAGCAAGGCCGAGCATTGCCTGATTGAGCCGTTTGTCGTCAAAGCAAATCACACCAGCACAAAAACAAAATACGACTGTTTTAGGGGCCGATCGATGCGCCGGCCACTGCAGACAATCACGAAAACACATGGGTTTTCCGTGGGCGCGCCGGTGGTTGTCCGCCAGTTCGGTAACAGCAACGCCCAGCGCCCAGATCACCCCGTCGGTACAATCATGCCGGGTGGTGGCGGTAAAACGCAGGTGGCATCTGCTGTTCTTGTGGGTGCTGGCGGCCCGGCATACTCTGGCAAGCCGCGAGATATCAACTCTCCGGCAATCACGCTGACCACCGAATCACATACCGCGCTGGTTTCGGCAAACCTGATCAAGCACTACGGCGGCAATTATTCGGGCGCCGGAGTTGAGGTGGATGAGCCGCTACACACGATCACCACCACCGATCACCACGCCCTAATGACTTCACACCTGGTGAAACTGAGGGGGACATGCCGTGACGGGCAGGCCATCGATGAGCCAATGCCGACAGTAACGGCCGGCGGAAACCACGTTGGTGAGGTGCGCGCCTTTCTGACCAAATACTATGGAAACGAGAGGGACGGGGTCGCCGTTGATGATCCGATGCACACCATCCCGACACGGGACCGGTTTGGTTTGACGTCGGTTCAATGTGAGCCCGAGCCATTAACTGATGATCAGCGATACGGTGCATGGTGGTGCGCCAGGCTGTTCGATAAATTCAGCGATACCAATGACGACTCAGATTTGTTTCCAGCACCACGTCAGCAGTATCTGTCTGTCGGAGAATGCGTCATTGTCGACATCTGCATGCGCATGCTGGAACCCCGCGAGTTGTACACCGCTAACGGGTTTCCGCCGGACTACATCATCGACAGAGACGCAGATGGTAACGTCATATCGAAAGCGGACCAGGTAGCACACTGCGGCAATGTCGTATGCCCGCCCGTCGCCAGGGCACTGGTGTATGCAAATTTGCCGGAATACTGCATTGGGGAGATGGCAGCATGAATGATACACGTGAGCGGGCTGCGACCCGCTGCCGGTTGCCAACTGCTGCCTACAAGGCGATCTGGCGTGCTGGGTTACACTAGGATGGCACGACATCAAGCTAACCGTGTAAATCCACAGGTAAAGAGAAAAAGGAGCTTAAACGCTCCTTTTTTATTGCAAAAACTCATTATCAACAGAATTAATAAAAAACATAAATGTTTTTATGCAATTTTGTATAATAACATAAGTAATTATACGGATATGATAGAAGTTGTTAAGTTTGGTTCAAGTATTCCAAGTGGTACTGTTTTTATATACAGTATAAATAATGTGGGTCGTGAGTGGGGGTTTAGTGTCTGACATCGAGTCTGTAGCTGAGGGGCTCCCAGACGGCAGAGCGCTAATAACGATAGAACAGGGAAAGATAGTTAGCGTTAGAATAGTTGATGATAATGAACATGTGGCGAGCCTTGCGGCGCTACTCGACATTGCAAAACTTGCTGGATGTGTAATTGTAAACTCTGGGAACAAGCCGTATAATTAATGTGCCGGATTGAACACCCGGCAACCCAAATTACTGCGCTATCGAGAGGATAAGATGGCGCAGTTATCATTAGTAAAATCTCCGGGCGGGATACTGGTTCCGTCCACACCTGACACCCGCGACTATCTGAACCGGCTCTCTGTCGGCGCAGTAATTTGTTGCGAGTTTAAAAAGGCCCGCAACCCCGCATTTCACCGAAAATATTTCTCCCTACTGGGTCTTGGTTTTGATTACTGGGAACCGGTAGGCGGGGCCATATCTCAATCCGAGCGCGATTTCGTTCGTGGATTCGTGCGTTATCTCGCCAGCTACGCTGGCGCAGAAGATGCAATAAGCGCTGTCGCTGACGAGTATATCGAAACCACGGGCCGCCAGCGCGCCGCCAATATCTCCGCCACAAAATCATTTGACGCATTCCGCCGCTGGGTAACAGTCGAGGCCGGACATTACGACGCCTACATCATGCCAGACGGCAGCATTCAGAAAGAGGCGCGCTCAGTCTCATTTGCAAAAATGGATGACCTGGAATTTAACGATCTGTACCGGGCCACGCTAGACGTGCTCTGGAATTTCATCCTGCGCCGATCATTCCCCACCCTGCAGTCAGCAGAAAACGCGGCCGCGCAGCTGCTGGAGTATGCAGCATGAAAACCATCTATCGCAGTAAAAAGTGGCTGGCCGCCGTCGGTAGCATTCAGCAGTGCGTTCTGTGCGGTGCTTGGGGAACCCAAGTCGCACATAGAAATGAAGGTAAGGGCATGGGCATTAAGGCCGACGATTGCGCAACTGCCGCCATCTGCACGGGATGCCACACCGAGATAGACAACGGGAAAAACCTGACGCGTGAAGAGCGACGACAGCAAATGGATCGCGCCATCGTCTTGACTATTATTCAGATCGCCCGCCAGGGTCTGGTGGTGCCGAAGTGAAAACCTACAACATTACGCCGATAGGCAAGCCGCGCATGACCCAGCGCGACAAATGGCAAAAGCGGCCACCAGTACTTCGGTACCGGGCGTTTTGCGACGAGGTCAGGCTGAACAAAATCACACTGCCGGACGGCGGCTGGCACGTCACGTTCGTCATACCGATGCCAGCAAGCTGGAGCAAAAAGAAGCGTGCGGAGTTCAACGGCAAACCCCACCAGCAGAAACCCGACAAAGACAACCTGGAGAAAGCCCTGCTGGATGCGATTTTTGATGACGATAGCCGCATCTGGGATGGCCGGGTTTCAAAAATATGGGGTGAAATAGGGCAGATCATTATATGCGAGGACGCATGAATCATACCAACCACATCACCGATATCTTGCGCCTCCGCTGGTGCCGCCTGCGCATATACCGCTACGCCGGCTCGGTCGTCATTGATTACCGGATTCTGCGCAATTATCAAAAAACACTGGTGAGGGCTGGCGCGTGAATAATCAATTTTTGCAGTACGTTCGTGAAGAAATCATGCTGGCTACCGCTGATTTTAGTGGCAGGACAAAAGGCCAACTGGTGGCGCTGGCAGAACAGTTGCAGTACACGAACGACAGATACCCACGTAAACGCCAGTTCGTCATCGATCCGGAAACCGAAAAGAAAGTCATGCTGAAAAACCCACCGATACCCGGCAAGCAGTCACGCGCAAAAGGGAGCTCTATCCCGCTGGTAATCCCAGTCGAGTATGCAACAGCGTCGTGGCGCCGCGCTATCGGTGTGATTGATGAGCATCAGGGTGCATGGTTGCGCTGGAACTATGCAGGCGATACCGATTTTCAACTCCAGGCCATTATTGTCAGATTTGGCTGGGTGGAATTCAGCGAAGGCATTAAAGGGCGACGCATTGCGAAGAAAACGCGTGAGCGGTTGCGGGCACTGATCTGGCTGGCGGCGCAGGACGTAAAATTTCAGTTGGCAGGGCGCAATGACGACGTTTATCAGCACGCCGATTTAGCGGCTCTGGCGGGCGTAAGCAAGTCAACATGGTCAGAAACGTATCAGCCGCACTGGCTATCTATGACCCGGATTTTTACTGAAATTGATCGCGCTGCGTTGATATCGGTTTCAAAAACACGATCACAGCAAAAATCGACAAATTGCAAATCATGTATTGCAAAACCGAACTAAATAGGCCATATTTAAGTTCACTTTGATATTCTGCCAAAACTTTAAGTGGCGGCAATGAGCAGAGAAGAAGCCCGCCTTGCGCGGGTTTTTGCGTTTCTGGGGGATCTGAATTATGTGACAGCAAAACGGATAGACCTCGGCCGCTGCGAGAAGTGGCAAGAATTCACAGCCTCGGCATTCGCCGGGGCTTTTTTATTTCTACAGCACCGTTCCCCGCGCGGGAGGTAGAGGCTATGAGAATGCCATACAAACAGGATTTGCTGGCTGCACTGCTGGCTGCAAAAGAGCAAGGCGCGGGCGCGGTTTTGGCGTTCGTCATGGCCTATCTCAGGGGGCGTTATAACGGCGGTAAATTTCTCCGCACGCTCATTGATGCACTTATGTGCGCAATGATCGCCTGGTTCATCCGCGACCTTTTGGATTTTGTTGGGCTGAGCACGAATCTGGCATACATCGCGAGCGTGTTTATCGGCTATATCGGCACCGATTCAATTGGCGCCCTCATCAAAAAGATCATCAACAAACGCGCGGGGGTTGAGGATGCAAATCAGCAATAACGGCATTGCGTTGATTAAGAAATCCGAGGGGTGCCGGCTGTCCGCATATCAGGACTCCGTTGGCGTGTGGACCATTGCATATGGCTGGACTCAGCCCGTTGACGGTAAACCGGTCCGCGCCGGCATGCAGATTGACCAGGCTACCGCAGAACGGTTATTGCGCTGCGGCGTTGTTCAGTACGAACAGGCTGTAAATCAACTGGCGAAAGTCAGGCTGACGCAGAACCAGTTTGATGCGCTGGTTAGCTTTGCATACAACCTCGGCATTCGTTCCCTGTCTACATCGACGTTGCTGAAAAAACTGAATGCCGGCGATACTGCTGGTGCGGCTGACGAACTCCTGAAATGGAACAAAGCCGGAAGCCAAATCCTGCCGGGATTGGTGGCGCGCCGCGCCGCCGAACGCGAGATGTTTTTGTCATGAACTGGTCGAAATCAGTTATCGCCGATGTGCTGCTTTTGATGCTGGCCGGCGTGGCGGCGATGGCGGCGTACTATCACGGCCAATACAGACTGCAATCTGAGCGCGCCGACAAGCTGCAATCTGAGGTCAACGCTCAGCAGTCCGTTATTTCTCAGCAGTCGCTCCAGTTTCAAAAGTTCAACCAAATCGCAGGCCATGCCAGCCGGCAGGCCATGGCAATCACGGCAAAATCAGAGGAGCGGCAAATTGTCTACCGCACGATTATCAAAACCGATGCGCCTGGGCGCCAGTGTGTTCCTGATGATGTTGCTGGCCGGCTGCTCGACTACGCGCACAGTCTACGTACCGCAGCAGTGCCAGCTGCTCCCGGAGACGCTAACACAGCCGGTGTTACCACCGCTGCCGCCGGCTGCCGACTGACATACGCTCAGGCCGTTTATTGGCTTGACCCGCTACTGGCCGCAATTGAGCGTGCAAATGGGCAACTGGCGGCGATTCGTGATGTGGAGCATGCAAGAAAAGGTATTAGCGATGGGTCGAAAGCAGCCGACGGCGCCGCCGTACAAGCCAGGTGATGTGGTGAGAAGGCCATCTCCACCACCGATGCCACCACCGCCACTTTGTTGATTTTATAAAATTCTGCAAATGGTGCTAACAAAGCGCCATTGACAGAGTTTTATATAGGTTTTCGCGATCGGGTATTTCGTATATTCCCGGCGGTGCATTTAACGAGGTAGCGGAAAATTCTGTTATGAGTGACTCAGCAACAAAAAGACCGCGCGCACCGCAGTCATTCATCACACCAGCAGACCCGTATCCGTACACGCGTTTAACCCCGGCAAACGATATTCACGACTGGATAAGCGACAACATCATCAGCGATGCCGGTTATTTGCATAACCCCGATCACGTGCATCTGGCGGAAGCTGACATTGCGTTTTTGTGGGCATCGAACGCATTCGAGAAAAAGGGGCGCGCCGTTCTCGGCCAGTGTGAAGAGGTGATGATGCGCGCCGGTGGTTGGCAGAAAGCCAGAATGGAACAGCAGATGCATGAATGGTTCGGGCGCATACCGAAGTTCATCATCACGCTGGCGGCCGACTACTGCTCGCAATGCAGTGACCTCGAGTTCTGCGCTCTGGTAGAGCATGAGCTTTACCACATCGCCCAGGCCACCGATGATTTCGGCGCGCCGAAGTTCAACAAAGAGACGGGGCAGCCAGTGCTTACACTGCGTGGCCACGACGTCGAAGAATTCACAGGTGTCGTGCGTCGATACGGCGCCAGCAAAGAAGTACAGGAGCTCGTTGATGCGGCCAATGCGCCAGCAGAGGTGGCTCACATCGATATAGCCAGGTCATGCGGAACATGCATGCTAAAGCTGGCCTAACAATATGACTGATTATGACAGGCAGGTAATCTATGGCGACACTGAAAGGTGGGGTCAAAGCCTTCATCGTTCAGTCCCTTGCCTGCTTCGATACCCCATCCCAGGTGGTTGAGCTGGTCAAAAAAGAATTTGGCCTGAGCATCACTCGTCAACAGGTCGAATCCCACGACCCGACGAAAGCAAACGGCAGGGGGCTGGCGCAGAAATGGGTGGACATGTTCAATGTCACCCGCGAACGCTTCCAGAATGAAATCTCCGATATTCCGATCGCCAACAAGGCGTACCGCCTTCGAGTGCTCGACCGTATGGCAACGCGTGCGGAGGGCATGAAGAACCTCGCGCTTACTGCAGAGATTATCGAGCAGGCGGCGAAGGAATGCGGCGATGCCTACACCAATAAGCACAAGTATGAACATTCCGGCCCGAATGGTGGTGCCATCCAGACGATCACCATGAGCAAAGAGGAATACAAATCCGCACGGCAGGAGATGATGGAGGATGACGACTGCTGAGCAAAGGGCATTTGCCCGTAAGGTTGAATGCGAAGAGGACGGGCTCTATTACGCTCGCTACTTCTTCAAGCAGCGCACCGGCGGAAAGATGATTGTCGCGCCTCACCACAAGGTGATACAGCAAACACTGGACCGCGTCATTGATGGTGAGATTCAGCGTCTGATCATCAACGTCCCGCCGGGGTACACGAAAACAGAGCTGGCTACCATCAACATGATGGGTCGCGGACTGGCGCTGAACTGCCGGGCCCGCTTCATGCACCTGTCCTATTCGCACAACCTGGCGCTGCTGAACTCCTCAACCGCGCGCGGCATGATTAAGTCGCAGGCATACCAGTCCATGTGGCCGATGGCGCTGCGCGATGACGCTGACAGCAAGGCGATGTGGTGGACAGAGCACGGTGGCGGCGTTTATGCGTCGTCAGCTGCCGGGCAGGTTACCGGCTTTCGTGCCGGGCACATGGAACCTGGCTGGCAAGGTGCGCTGATTATCGATGACCCGGTTAAGCCGGACGACGCTTACTCTGAGATCGTCCGCGACGGGGTCAACAACCGCTTTAACGAGACAATCAAATCACGATTGGCGATCGAGACGACGCCGATGATTGTCATCATGCAGCGGATCCACTACCACGACCTGAGCGGCTATCTGCTGCGTGGCGGGAGTGGTGAGAAATGGCATCACCTGAATCTGCCGGTGATTATCGATAGCAGCCGCAGTTACGAAGAAACTTACCCGGAAAACACCCACGCTATCCCGATTGACCACGGCTTGGCTGATGGCTGGCTATGGCCGTTTAAGCATAACGAATCGCACCGCGTATCGCTGTTCTCTCACCGGCGCACCGCCGAAGCTCAGTATATGCAGAACCCTAAACGCTTCAATGCGGAGGGAGCACTGTGGAATGAGGAGATGATCAGCGCCGCACATGCGATGCGGATCACACTGGAGTTGTCCCGTACGGTAGTGGCAATCGACCCGCAGGCCACCAACAGCGAAGAGAGTGACGAATCAGGGATTGCCGTCGCCAGTGTTTATGGTTCCGGCGATGAAAGACAGTACAGCCTAGATGCGGATTACAGCGGAAAGTATTCGCCTAACGGCTGGGCTACCAAAGCCATTGAGGCCTACGAGCAGCACGAAGCTGATGCGATCGTCATCGAAACCAACCAGGGCGGCGATATGGCGGAAGATACGCTGCGCAATGCCGGGTTCGGCGGCCGCATCATCCGCGTGCACGCCAGTAAGGGTAAATACGCACGTGCAGAGCCCATTTCCGCGCTTTACGCACAGGGGCGCGTCGCTCACCGCGGCAGTCTCTACGAGGTCGAAAATCAGTTCATGGAATACGTGCCATCCACTGCGAAAAAATCACCTGACCGCCTTGATGCTGCGGTTTATGCATTAACCGAACTATCAGAACCACAATCCATTGGCATGTTGGTGCGATCGCGCTGACGGAGGACATCGTGACCGAAAGCGAAATGAAACAACAGCGCGCCAGTAACTCCAGTGTTGAGAGGGAGCGGAATAAAAACCTCTCAATGCTGTTTAACGGCACCAGTAATACCAAACGCCAGCGGCTCTATCAGGAATTCGGCTACCCGCTGCACCTCACGTTTGATGACTTCTACCGGGCGTACCGGCGTAATGCGGTGGCTGGTGCCGCTGTGACGCGCATGCTAGACGGGTGCTGGGAAGACTACCCTGATGTCTACGAAGGCGACCAGACAAAGGACGCATCGAAGCAAACGGCGTGGGATAAGCGCGTCAACAAGCTACTGAAGCGCTGCTGGGAGCAGATTAAAGGCGCAGACCGTCGTAACTTGGTTGGGCGTTACTCTGCGATCCTGCTTCAGATTAAGGACAGCCAGCCATGGTCCGAGAAAGTAGATAAGGAAGTCGTTGGACGACTTCAGGAAAAGGCACTCGTTAAATTAATCCCGGCATGGGAAGCGCAAATTGACCCTGTGACCTGGGACGATAATCCGGACAGTGAAACGTTCGGTGAAGTGACGATGTACTCGTTCACCGAATTGCCGGTTGACGGAAACTTTGACGCCCGCCCGGGGCGAATCATCAACGTCCACCATGATCGCGTAATCATCCTGGCCGAGGGCTCTGATGATGGCGTGATGACGTCGGGCAAATCGCTGCTTGAGGCTGGATTCAACAAGCTGCTGGACATCGAGAAAGTGAGCGGTGGTGCGTCTGAGGGATTCCTGAAGAACGCCAGTCGCCAGCTTAACTACTCGTTCAGTGAGAAGACTAACTTCTCCGCACTGGCGAAAGCGCTAGGCGTGGCGGAAGGGCAGCTTGCTGAAGCACTTGATCAGCAGGTCCGTCGCCTTAACGACAGCACCGACAGCGCCAGTTTTATGCAGGCTGGTACTGCCGAGGTGTTGAGTGTGGCAGCAGCTGACCCAGAGCCGACCTGGCGTACAGCGCTGAGCGAGTTCTGCGCGACCGTTCCTATCCCTGTGAAAGAGCTCGTTGGGATGCAGACGGGTGAGCGCGCCAGCACTGAGGACGCCAAAGGTTGGGGGCGCACCAGGATGAGCCGCCGGAAAGGCTTCCTGACCGACGTAATCACCGATGTAGTTTCGCGATTCTGGACGCTTGGCATCATTCCACTGGCTCAGAATGAAGAAATCACTGTAGGTTGGTCTGATCTGCTGGCGCCGAGCCAGGCAGAGAAGATTGCCAACATGGACAAACTCGCGGACGTGGCCGTTAAGTCGACAAACGCGTTTGGACGCTCGGCTATCGAAGAGAACGAAATCCGCGCTGCTGGCGAACTGCAGCCACTGCCTGAGCTTGATGATGAGGTTCCGCCTGATGGCAACAAACCAAAACCTGATCCTCTGGCCGACCCTCAGTCAGAAGCCGAAAAGTCCGGTGATACCACGGTCGAAAGTTGACCCCACAATGTCGCGCAAGTCCGTCAGCAAGATGGAACGCGACATTGAGGATCGGTATTACGCGATAAAGTTGGCGCTGAAATCCCTGCTTGACCAGCGCCTGATCGGGCGAGAGCGAGAGGTAAACAGCCATAACTGGCACTTCCTCTGCCACGACAATGGCGCGGACATGCGGCTCTACCATGTCAACGCCGGCAAGTTCATCTACGACATGTCGGCGCAGGAACTGGCTGACCTGCTGGAGGCAGTGCAGGCCATTCTCGATGACCATCTGCTGGAGGGTGGCGAGCAAAACCTGTGGGCGATGGATTACGTCGTCGCAGAAGCTCAGCGCGGCACGCTGGAGGCATTCAACAACCTCTCGCAGCAGTCGCAGGTGTACGCCAGCCAGACGACGCTACAGCAGCTCTTAAGCAGTCCCGGTCACCTTAATCAGGTGGCGGCAGCCAGGCTAACAGCGTTCAGTGACTGGAAGGTCATCAGCGATACAGCCCGCGGAGACCTTACCAACATCATCACTGACGCGGTAGCGCGCGGCGTGAATCCTCGCGAGACGGCCAGCGTAATCAGTAAGCGCCTCGATGTGTCGATGTCGAAGGCGAAGACCATCGCTCAGACTGAGCAGGTCGGCGCGCTGCGTGAAGCTCAATGGAATGAGACGGACTGGGCTTCCGAGAGGCTCGGGCTGAATACTGGTCTTCTCCATCTTTCTGCGCTGAAGCCTACCACCAGGACAACGCACGCATTCTGGCATGGAAAGGTCAGAACCGTGCAAGAGGTGCGCGACTGGTATGCAGTAGATGGTAATAAATACCACTGCTATTGCGGCCAGATCCCGGTGCTGCTCAACGACGACGGCAGCATCTTCAACGAAGGGCTGGCTGATAAGCTGACAGCCGAACGTAAACAATGGGCTAAAGCAGCCTGAAAATCAGAGGACGCAACGTGAAGCTATCCAGCATCCACGTTAAATCCCTCGCCATCAACGCCTCCAACATCTCAACGACCACCATCAACGGCCAGGAGCACTACGTCATTCGTGGTGCGGTCCCGATCGTCGATGATATCGTCATGAATGGTGGCCTGTACCCGGCGGAGGAGATTAACAACAGCTACCAGACGATGGAGCGCAAGTTAATGCCGATCGGCCACCCGATGGTGAACGGCAAATACGTGAGCGCCAACGACCCGCAGGCGGTCAACGATTACTACGCCGGGGCATGGGCTCAGAACGTCAGCAAGGCCAATGACAAGGTCGTGATGGACGTTTACGTCAATAAGGCCGTGGCAGATACCAAGCCTGACGGTAAGCGCCTTATTCAGCGCCTGGACGACATGATTTCCGGCAATAACGCCGACCCGATTCATGTTTCTACAGGTCTGCTGCTGAACAAAGAGCAAAAGGCCGGGGAGTCGAAGCAGAAGAAATACTCCTGGGTTGCTCACAACATGCAGTTCGACCACATCGCAATCCTGCTCGATGAGCCTGGTGCCGGGACGCCTGATGAAGGTGTCGGCATGTTCGTCAACGCTGACGGGCAGCAGGCCGATGTTGAAACGACGAGCCTCATCGATGCCGCCAACAGCATGAAAGACGGCTGGTGGAACAAAACCAAGTTTTATTTGAGCAACGCCTCGAATTACTCATTCGATGAAATCTGCGCGGCGCTGCGAAACAAGATGAGCGAGGGTAAGCCTGAAACATATTACTTCTGGCCGGAAGCCGTCTGGCCTGATCGCTTCATTTACGAGGAAAACGGCAAATACCTCCAGCAAAAGTACCTCATTGACGACGATGGCAAGGCTGAACTCGTCGGTGATCCAGTAGAAGTCGTGCGCAAACCAACTGAGTACGAAGTCAAAACCAACGGAGAAACAAACCCGATGAAAGAGAAGATGATCGCCGCGCTCAATGCCGCAGGCGTTAAAACCGAGGGGCTGACCGACGATCAGGTCTGGGATGCCTACAACCAGCAGATGCAGAAGAAAAATGGCGGCGGCGACCCGGACCAGGCTCAGATTAACTCTGATGTGATCACTGCGGCTGTTAATGCGGCGCTAACCCCGCTGAATGAAAAGCTGGGCAAGCTGGAAACCCAACTGCAGGCGAACGCTGAGAGCGACCTGAAAACCAAACGTGACGCTGTTAAGGCGAAATTCTCGTTCATGACCGAAGCAGCGATCAACTCCCTTTCAGGCGAAGCGCTGAACGACATGTACTCACAGTGCCAGACCAGCACTCCGCTGAACCCATCATTCCAGCTGGTCAATTCTGAAAACGACCAGTGGAAAGACTACGACCTTAACGCAGGTATGGAAGAGGGGACTAAATAATGGCTAACGTCATCTATCGCGGCCCGGTCGAGCGCGAGCCGGAAACCATCAACCTGCCGGTTGCTTCGGCGCTTAACCCAGGCGTGGCAGTGAAGGTTGCATCAGGAAAGCTCGCAGCAGCCGCTGATACTACCGGCCGCTGGCTCATCCTTGGCAACCGTCGTTTCATCGGCCAGGCAATCACCACCGCATACGCGGCCAATGAAACCGGCGTGGCGTACCGTGTAGAAGGCGAGCAGGAATACAACGTCCGTCTGGCGGCCGCAGCCTACACCGTAGGCCAGGAGTTGACCATCGGCGCGGGTGGCGTGTTCAAAGCAGCCGCTACCGGCAATCAGGTCGTCGCAACGTTCGACGAAAAAGCAGGGCGCACTCTGGCGGCGGAAGGTTTTGCCGACGTGGTGATCCTCTCCACTCAGTACGCCAAGGCATAAGGAAAACACGAATGTTAAAGTTCACCAAACAACAGCAGGCGCTGATTCTTAACGCCCGCCGCCGCTGGGACATGATGCAGCGCAATATGGCTGCACAGCACGGATTTGCGGTTAACGATGCAAGCGGCCAGTTCATCGCCTTCGACGAACTGGTTGGTAACGCATCCGTACTGCCGAAAGACGTATGGGGCGAATGGGACCGCTCGGCGATTACCGTTCAGCGCGATGTGCTGGCGGTGTTTAACGACCTGGCGGCCAGCGTATCGCGCCCGATGGCACTCGGTAAGATTGTCCATTACTTCATGACGTTGTCCGATTCTGGCGACGTCAATATCAGCCTGGATGGTCGCAGCAAAGCGAAAACCGATCAGCCTGTCATGGATTATGAAGGTACGCCACTGCCAATCATCGATAGCGAGCTTTCGTTTGGCTGGCGCCAGATGCTGGCGGCGCAGACTGAGGGCTACTCTCTGGACAGCGATGCCATTTCTAACCATCAGCGCAAAGTTGCCGAAAAGCTGGAAGACATGGTGCTGAACGGTGATCCAAACATCAGCGTCGGTGGCGCCACCATCTACGGTCTGCGTACTGCGCCAAACCGTGGCACCGGCACGCACGGCCTGACCCTTAACGGCGCGACGGGCGCTCAGTGGGTTGCAGCTATTTCCAACCTGATCAACTTGCTGCATGCCGAAAACTTCTATGCGCCGGTGACCATCTACCTGAACTACAAAGACTGGTTCTACGCATCCGTTAACGATTACGCGGCGAACTATCCGAAAACCATTCTGGCTCGCATCATGGAAATTCCTGGTGTTGCGTCGCTGGTTCCGGCCTCCAAGGTTCCGACCGATGAGTTGCTGGGCGTTGTTAAGCGCCCTGACGTCGTGCAGATCCTCAACGGCATGCCGGTAACCATGCGCCCCAAAGCGCGACTGAGCCCGGAAGACGATTATGTCTTCTCTGTACTGGCTGCTGCGGCGCCGCAGTTCAAGCGCGACGCAAACGGCCAGGCGGGTTATGTCCAACTGACCAAGGCATGATTCACGGGGCTGCGGCCCCATCTTTTTTACGGAGGCCGTATGGCTGGTAAAGAACAAAAATGGCTGCTCACCCATGACAGTCACGAACTGAAAAAGGGCGAAGTCTATAAAGGTGAAACGCTGCCGCTGTGGCTGGTTGGTAAAGCCATACCTGTCAGCGATCAGGTGCTGGAGGTGGCAACTCCTGATTCCGAAGCGGTAGCCAAGCTGCAGACGGAGCTGGATGAAGCAAACGGAAAAGTTACCACGCTGACCGATGCCAATACAAAGCTGCAGACGGAGCTGGATGAAGCGCAGAAACAGCTTACTGAACTGCAGAAAAAGGCGAAATAACCATGGCGGCCCAGATAACTGCTGACGAAGCGTCTGCGTTGCTCGCTGAGCTGGGCTACAGCATCCCGTCTGTGGTGCTGGGCTTGTTACTGGATCAGGTCAATGCGATCGACGAATGCCTTGATGCCGCCGGACAGGACGACAATACGCAGAAGCTGATCAAGCTGTATGCCGCTGCGCTGCTTGCTGCCTCGTCGGGTGCCCGGCGAATTAAATCGCGTGGGGCACCGTCCGGTTCGTCCCAGTCATTCGACTATGGGGAGGACGGTATCACCTGGTTGCGTGATTCGCTGATCCGCCTCGATACCAGCGGCTGCACCGGGGCGTTGCCAATTAGTGCCGGCAATAGCGTGGGTTTGTTTATGGTTGTCGGGGGCTGCTGATGCTTGAAGCAAAACAAATCGCCGAGTTGCTTAACCAGTTATTTGCGACCGACCCTTCGGCGGCGGCTGCCCTGGTCAATCATCGCGTGGTATGTAACGACGAATTCCTCGGTAGTGACATTCCTTCGTCTGCTCGCAGTCTCGTGATGGTGTCATCACTATGGGTGTCGTCGGGTTTGTTAATGCAATGGCGAAGCCCGGCACTGGCTATGCCGCTGCAATTTACGGCGATGACAACCAATTGACTGGCTTCACTGTCGTAGGGGCTGATTGATGACGTGGGTATCAGTAAGCGTCCGGCTGCCGCGTTCGTTCACCCGCGTATGGGTGATGACCGACACCGGGCGGCAGACTACCGGCTACGTCAAATCGGACGGCGCGTGGTTTATTAACTGCCCGCGCATTCGGGCCGCCGGCGCTATCGTATTGCAGTGGAGGGAATAGGTATGTCGTCAGCAGCAAACTGGAGCTACACGGCGAAGGCGACCGTGTGGCGCAAGCTTGCAGGGAATGATGAGTACGGCGACCCAATGGGCTACGCCGCGCCGGAAGTCATCATGTGCGATTACCAGGGCGGGCTCAGCAAGAAGTTAGCCAGTCTGGGCGCTGAAATCGTCGTCAAAAATACGGTGTGGACGGAATATGCGCTGGCCGATGCTGGTGATTATTTGCTGATCGGCGAATCAACAGAGGCTGACCCGGTTTCCGCCGGCGCCGACGAGGTGCGGCAGGTTATACGATACGCCGACACGTTCGAGCGACTGGCAGACGATTTCGCCATTTTGACGGGGGCATAATCATGGGGGCAAAAGTCCGGGGTATAGCCCAATCAAAACGCGGACTGGAGCGGATTATCAACGATATTCAGGGGCGTAAAGCCGTGCGCGCCATTCAATCGGCAATGCTGATTGGCGCGGCACAGGCGGCACTGTACACCCCGATCGACACGTCTACGCTGCTGAACAGCCAATACCGGGAGCTAAACGTCCGCGGGACCCGGCTGACCGGGCGCGTGGGCTACTCGGCCAACTATGCCGTGTACGTTCATGACCCGGATGTGCCGCAGGCATTCCGACGAACTACGGCGGAAAAAGAGTTCCTGACTAAGGGTTTTGCCGATACGTGGGAACAGATCACCGAAGCAATGCGTAAGGAGTTGGCGTTATGACACCGCTTATATATGAGCGCGTGCGCAATATGTTCGGTGATGCCGGACTAGCTGACGGCTTTACCGTCCAGTTGCTGATGTACGACGACCCAGGCGATCTATCAAAAGCAGTGATGGTGTTCCGGCCGAACGGCGGTACCGCTATCCGTAACGACCTGGGGGCTGAACATTATGTGCTGGTGGATATCATCGGGGCCAAAGACAAGCGCCGCGATGCCGCCAGCGCGGTGCAGCGCATCATCGACTATGTACAGGCCAACCCGATGGGCGATGAGTGTGTGGGCTTTATCCAGAACATGGGCGGCATCCCGCCGCCGGTACTCACAGAGGACGGGCGGATAGTGTTTCGTCTGCAATTCGCCTGCAATTATGGGGAATAAACCACCCCAGAATTATCGCCACCCGCGGGTGGCTTTTTTATTTCCCAAATCACGGAGAACGCAATGAGCGATTGCACTAACTCTAATGAGCGCCTATTCGGCGGCGCGGTCGTGCTGGAAGTTGCCGATGGGTGCCCGGACGCGAAACCGGCAGAGGCCGACTGGAAGGCGCTGGCGGCCGGCACCAGCAAGGGTTTTGACTTTAACCCCAACACGGTGACATCTGACGCTGACGATGGGGCCGGTTTTGTTGAAACCATCATCACCAACAGCGATTTCACCATCAGTTTTGAAGGCGAGGTGCGCAAGAAAGACCGGCTTGATCAGTACGGAATCGGTAAATATATCAAGTACTTTTCGACTGAGCTTGCGGCCAAGCGCCAGCCCGGTATCTGGGTTCGGATGGACTATGGCCCGGTAGAGTTCGTCGGCTATATGAACATCACCGCACTGAGCTCTGACGGTGGGACCAATGATATCGTGACTTTCTCAACCGAATTCAAAGTCGGTGACGCGAGCACGATCGAGGTTAACGAAACTGACACCGTGGCTGTAACCGGCGTCACAATCTCGCCGACTACCAGCACCGGGGCCGCCGGCGGAACGAGCACGTTTACGGTTACCGTAGCTCCAACTGGCGCGACAAACAAAACGTTTACCGTGGCCTCAACTGACCCAACCAAAGCCACAGCGACGGCGTCAGGAACGACGGTTACAGTTAGCCGTGTTGCCGCCGGGTCGGCGCAAATTGTTATCTCCACCGCCGACGGAAATTTTGTAGCAACCCATACGGTCACCGTCAGTTAACGGGCATTACAAAGGCCACCAGCTGGTGGCCTTGATAATGCGTGTTTACCCAGGGGGAACCATGACTCCACTGAAAGCGATCGGCGAGTGCGTGATTTCGACACGTCAGCGCGATTATCTGCTCCGACCGTCATTCGCAGCTATGACGCGAATTGGTGAGCCGGCTGAGGTGGTCCGGGCTTTTTATGACCTGCATAATGACGAGGCGCGCCAGCTCATTGAACGCGCCATTGATGCCTACGGCACAGCACCAGCATGGCTGATAACTCACGTGTCCAGACCGATATTCAGCAGGCAGGCGGTGCTGGCGGCGATAACGGTGCTGGCGGCGTGCTGCGATACTGATTGCTCAGCCCTGACCGGGGAGCTGGTGCCCAGGAAGACCGGTAAAGACGGCGTTATATGGCGCCCTGGCTCAATGCCGGCTCCCGATCTGGTGCTGGTGGCGCAGTCGCTGATTACCCACGGCATTATTGGTAAGGCCAAGGTGCGGCGTTTGCAGCGTCACGAGTCTGCCGAGCGTACAACCGAATTCCACGCTGTCGAGTACATCAATGCGGCGCGCTCGCATTTCGGCATGAGTCGACAGGAGGCCGAGAACCTGACGATGACCGAATTCATCATGCTGCTGGCCGCCAAATATCCAGACCAGAAGGGGTTCACGAGGGAGGAATACGACGCGGTAGCCGATGACTACTTGCGGCGAAAGGCGGCGAGACTGACGAAAGAAAACACCCACTGAACTCCGTCAACTGATTTGAAATCCATCAACCCACTAACTTAGCCCCGTCAGCCGATGGGGCTTTTTTTATCCCCGCGCTTCACACGCGCACGTTATAATCCCAGAGCCTACAGAAAGCCGAGCCTGAGAGTTGCCGTTGGTGGCGACCTTCTGGGAGGCGGCTGCTCTGTGTGACAGGCTCTGCTTTCTATAGGCAAATCGCTATGAATTATCCAACCGTATCAGTAAACGGCGTTTCCGTTCGTGTTGATGACGCCGGGCGCTACAGTCTCAATGATCTCCATGCCGCAGCGGTCGCAAATGGTGAGGCTACTGAATCTCAAAGGCCAAGCGTGTTCTTGCGTAGTGCGCAAGTTAAACGCTTCATTAAGGCATTACAGGCCAAAGCACTAAAAAGTGCTTCGGAACAAAATCAGCCACTTAGAGTGACGAAGGGTGGCGATGAAACCGGTGCTTGGGGTGTTGAGATCTTAGCCATACGCTATGCAGCCTGGATTAAGCCGGAATTTGAAATCGAGGTATACGAGGTGTTCAGGATGGCGATTCGCCTCGGTATCAGTGCCATGTCCCGCCTGAATAAGATTGACCACATCATCAGCACAGAAACCAAAGAGATCAGCCAGTGCGCCAGAAAAATGGCTGGATGGGGTGCGGGTGGGCGCAAAAGACTGCTCCAGGCTGCGCGAGAACGGGCAGCCGATGAAGTGCAGATGTACCTGCCGGGAATAGAGGCGTGATGTCGTGGCGCGTCCATGCGCCGAAGGCGTCAACCTAAAATACCGGCAATGCGGGTTGTTAACTCATCTTTTGTCATGATGACGAAGCCGCGTTTCTGGAGTAGCTCGGTCATTGTTTTTACGCTGATAAGGTGCTCATCTTCACGAGCTATTTCGGCTCGATCCATCCGGCCATCTCTAAAGGTCAGGAGTACGCGGCCACTAAATAGCGGAGAGGATACCGGGCGATTGTCTATTATCAGGCAGTGGATGTACTCAATCGCCTGTAGCATTTGTGTTTGAGTCAGGTCTTCGATGCGCTCGACATTAAAACGCTGGTGAATGAGTGAATAGGCATCCGAATAGATCATCCCGGTTTTGCCGACCAGCAGGTTAACAGCGTCACGCAATGGTGTGCGCTCCAGTGTTGTGGTTTTCTCCGGGCGGCTTTCGCACTGGTTGAAGTAGCAATCTTCCAATTTCTCGAACACGTCCCACGCTTGATCTGTCTCCAGCATCTTGGCGTGACGGGCGGCACCGCGTTCTGTCCATAGCGTTAAGGCGCGAATATTTGTAGGGATTTTCACAGAGTCTCTTAAAGATACTCTGTGCTTTATTTCGCTTAATTCTGAACCGGTTAGCTTAAAAAAGTGCTTCCCTTCAACAAAGCGATCACGGTTTCTCTGAAAATTGTTGCGGATGCGAACGGAGTCAGTGCCGTAAAGCTGTGCCAGCAGTTCAGTGGTGATAACCGGTATTGAGTTGTGGCTGATGGCTGGCAGGGTTTCTACTGTGAATGTAGTCATGACGACCTCTTTTGGTTTCTTTCTACGGAAATCCACGCAAGTGGGTGTCGGGAGGTTAGAAACGGCCCAAAAGATACCGCGAACTTATTCCCCATTGCTGGGTGTTGTATTCGTTGCCCTCCCGACATTATTCGGGGTGTGGTCGCGCACTGCGCCCACTGAATGACAGGCATAAAAAATCCAACGCTATCGGGGTTGGTTAGGACCGCTTTTGGAGAGGTTTCTACGCCTCGTGACACAGAATGTAGCGGATAGTGATCGGGGCGTCAACGATTAGTCAATAACTGGCGCTCCTGGCAGATCGTAAACCATCCGGCATTCAACATCAGGGTGATTGACAGGGATTGCACTAAATTGCCACTCATGTGAACAGCCAATGACATGATCGCGCCAGCGCCATTGATAGCTAACGGGGCGTGGTGCCTTTGTTGCGATATCAATGATTAATTCGGCCAGCTCTTGGGCTTCGCCAGATTTAGGTTTGCAACCCTGCGATAGCTCAACTATCCGTTGAAATGACAGCGCCATAGTGCCCTCCGTGTCGATATGCGCAGCGCAGATTACTCTACTTCTTGCTGTTGGGGAATGGCAGGAACGGGAGCCTGACCCGGTAAAAACAGGCTATCCACACGGCCACCGGTAGGTGCTAACATTAGTTTCTTTAACTGATGGGGATAGGGATGTGAGGAAGGCATTAATTACCGCTATATTTTTTTTATCTGGCAGCGCGATGGCAAGTGATTATCTAACCTGTTCTTATGCCAAGGCTGATATCTCAAAAGGTGTTGGCGCGCCAATGATGAATATGGGAAGCAGTAGAGTTGAGGTTAGTGGCTCATCATTCAAGGCATACAGGCCAGATGGAACTTATATAATGACGCCGCAACTTACAACAAAAAAGGACGGGTTACTAATTAGCGATGATGGAAATAAAGTATTTGCAGCGAGTGTAGATAAAAGCAACTTTGCCGTATCTGATAGAATAAGCAAAACCACAGAGCAGTGGGCATCATGCAGAGTTGTTAGCGATGCAATCAGGGATTTGGAAAATAAAGAAAACGAAATAAAATCCATTGAAAAAATGACTGTTTCTCAGGCTAAAGCATATTTTATGACAGAGAAACATGCATTCACCACTAACTGTCTTGTGTGGGACGATGTAACAATGATTACGGGGAAAAACCCAGCCATGATCATTGCAGGCGGTGTTCAAATGGGGAAAGGCCCAAAATGGAACGGTGAGGAATATTCATTTACATTCAATAATGGCTCAATGATCGCGAGATTTAAACCTTTTGAACCTCGCCATAAATTCCTTATCCAAGCTGGAGATAAGTTTTATGGTTGTGGCCCTTCCTTTATTGAACGTGGTTATGATTAATTTAACGCAGTATAGCCAAAACCCCGCTCGCGGGGTTTTTTTATGCCCGGAGAAAAGTAAATGCCGACTAAAGCAGGTGAGATTTATTACGATATCGAGTTAGAAACCGCACAATTACTGTCGTCCCAACGGGAGGCAAATTCCGCGCTGGACTCTCTGGGGCGGGGCTTCACGCGAACAACGCGGAGTATTGAAGCGACAGAAACGGCCATGTCCAGCCTGTCACGTGTTGCGGTGGCGCTGACGGCGGCATTATCCGTTCAGCAGGTGTCCGAATATGCGAATGCTTGGACGACTGTTAGCAACAAGCTGGCTAACTCTGTGCGTCCACATGAACAACTGGTAGACGTTACTCAGCGTGTATTTTCGATCACTCAATCCACTCGCTCCAGCCTCGATGCTACCGCGTCACTGTATGCCCGACTCGAACGCGCCACTCGGCAATACGGCACCAGCGCTGGCGATTTGGCCCGCCTGACCGCCATCATCAATCAGGGATTCATCGTTTCTGGTGCCACCACGCAGGAGGCGGAGAACGCCATCATCCAGTTATCGCAGGGGTTGGCATCTGGAACACTGCGCGGCGAGGAATTTAACTCCGTCAACGAGCAAGGCAACCGGCTTATGGTAGCGCTGGCGGATTCGCTCGGCGTCGGTATTGGGCAACTCCGCAACATGGCTGCACAGGGCAAATTGACAACAGATGTTGTTGTTAAGGGGTTGCTGTCTCAGGGTTCAAAAATCGGCGCAGAGTTCGCCAAAACCATCGCAACGACCTCCCAATCGCTGGAATTAGCCAAAAACAACATCACTAAATTTTTCGGCGAGAGTACATCCGTTCAAACCGGACTATCAATTTTTAATAACGCAGTAATCTCCGCCAGTAACCATATGGAGATAATGGGCAGTGCGCTTGCCGCCGTAGCGGTTGTGCTTGGTGGTCGCTTTGCTGGTGCGCTGACTATGGCTGCGGCCCAGCAGGTTAAATCCATAGCGGCCAGTATTGCCAGTGCAAAGGCGGCGGCACAATCCGCAGCGGCTGCCGAATTGGATGCGGCGGCACAGCTTCGACTGGCTCAGGCTAACAAGGACACGGCCCTGTCCGATCTGAATCTGGCGCAGGCGCGGCTGAATGTCATCCGCGAAACGAATGCGGCAGGTGTGGCTGAGGTGGCGTTAGCTGACTCCAAAGCGGCTAGTATCAGGACGAATTTGGCTCAAATTGAAGCGGAAAAAGCATTAGAAACTCAACGGTTGAAGGCGCAGATCAGCGAGCAGGGCCGCATTGCTACTGCAACGCGCATGGCTGAACTGCAACGCGCATCTACCGCTCTTACCGCTCAACTGGCAACAACCGAGGCCGCCGCGTCTCAGGCTAGGGCAACGGCGATAGCGCAGGCAGAGGCGCAAGTGTCCTCTGCTCGTTTAGCGACTGCTGATGCCTCCGGCGTTGCCGCCGCAGCGAATGGTAGATACGCAGCATCACAAGAGATGGCTACCGCCGCCACAAAAGCTGCAAGGACATCAATAGGACTGCTAAACGGCGCGCTGGCATTGATCGGTGGCCCGTCTGGTTTTGCTATGGCAGCGGCTGCAACAGTGTTTTTTCTTTACCAGAGAATGCAGCAAGCCAAACAAGAAAGCATCGATTTTGCCGATAAGCTGGATGGTGTTATCGCGAAAATGCGCGAGATGAGCTTCGCGCAACTGGATAAAGAAGTCGCAAAAGGGGAAAAATCCCTGATTGCTCAGGCTGATGCGATATCTGATTTAAAAACGCAACTCATCGAGTTGCGTGCCGAGGAATCGAAATACACTGGTTTGATATCTCAATATAAATCAGAGGGCGAGTGGGGGAAAAACCTTGCCGACATCCGGCGTAAAATAAGGATCGCCACCGGCGAGCTCGACGAAGCGGAGACCAAGCGCAGCCAGACGGCCAGCAAAGTCGGGATCATTCAGGCTCAGATGAATGGTCAGCTGAAGCAGGGGGCTGACTTGCTCCAGCGGAACAGTCAAGAGACTGGCGTAGCTGCTGGCATGATGAATAATTTAGGCCAGATGATTAATTTTGCAGCTAAATCGAAGGAGAGATTTAACGCCACGTCGCTGAAAGTGACGGCTAACCCGGATGCACAGAAGGAGATAGATGACCTGCAAGAGCAGGTCAAACTGCTTGGCATTGTCGATAAACGCCAGCGCGCTATCACAGAGGCTCAGGATAAAGCGAAAACCAAGGGCGGAAACACTAATCAGATTCGCGAGGCTGGGGAGTACGCGGCCAAATTGCACGACCTGAAGGAAGCAGAATCAGATCGGGAAAAAGCCCAACGTGAAGCTGAATCTGAGGCCAACAAAGCCGCCAATCAGCAGCAATCCATCGCGCTGAAACTTGAAAACCTGCGTCAACAAACGGAAATGACGGCAGAGTCTACCCGCGAACTGACCCGTGAACAGGCTGTGCTGCGTGCCCAGCAGTCTCTAGGTGGTGGCGCCACTGATGAGCAGATCAGGCTGGCCGGGGAGTTAGCCGGTAAAAAATGGGACGTGGCTAACGCCATCCGCGCCGAGGCGGCTGCTCAGAAGATGCTACCAGAAACAGCGGAGAACAAGAGTTATCAGGATGATTTGAAAGACCTGAAGATTGCGCTGACCAGCAAAAAAATATCTCAGGAGCAGTTTAACACTACCGCCGAGCGACTGGAGCAGGAGCACCAGGCGAAGCTGGCAAAAATCCGCTCCCAGCAAGCGGTAACGCCAACCCAGGAGGCGCTGGGGCAGGTTGACCCTGTGCAGCAACTGGCGAATCAGCATGCGCAGCAACTGGCACTAATCCAGCAATTTGAACAGCAGGGTGTACTGGCGCATGAAAATGCGCTGGCACTACGCAACGCTGCAGATACGCAGTACGAGCAACAGCGCATAGCAGCGGCGTGGCAAATCTGGGAGCAGCAGAACACCACAAACAAGCTGTTGGGGTCAGCAATCGATTCGATGAGTAGCTCGGCCTCAAGTGCGCTAACTGGGTTGATTAATGGCACTCAGAGCCTGCAGCAGGCGCTGGCAAACATCGGATCAACCATTCTCAACAGCGTAATCAGTGCATTGATTGAAATGGGAATGCAGCAGGTTAAAAACGCAATTATGGGGCAGGCGGCGGCAACCGCCGCACTTGCTGCCACCACAGCGCAAGCCACCGCCGCCGCATCGGCATGGGCGCCAGCGGCGATCAGCGCGTCAATTGCCACGATGGGGGCGGCATCCACTGTTGGCACAACCGCATACACTGGCGCGCTGGCGGCATCAAAAGGCTTGGCTATCGCCGGCGCCCGCTACAACGGCGGCCCCGTCTCAGCAGACAGCTTGTATCAAGTCGGCGAGCACGGTAAGCCGGAAATATTCAAGGCTAGCAACGGTAGCCAGTACATGATCCCCGGAGATAACGGCTCTGTTATCAGTAATCGGGATCTGGCTGGCTCTTCTGGCGGCGGAGCGGCGGTTACCCAGACAAACCATTTCACCATCAACACTACCGGCGGTATTGATGACACCACAATGGCAAAGCTGGCTGCAATGATGAAGCAGGTCAGTTTGAGCACCATAAAAAGCGAGCAGCGCCCGAACGGGCTGTTAAGGAAATGACATGGCGGAAGTGTTCGTCTGGTCGCCACAGGCCAGTATCCAGCTCACGCGTGAACCAAGCGTATCTGTCGTGAAGTTCGGCGACGGCTATGAACAGCGACAAGTGAAGGGGATCAACTCGGTGATGGATAAATACTCGCTGACGTTCCGTGGTGTATCTGGCATGTGTGGGCGAGAAAACGTCGCTGTGGCCGCAGAAGCATTCTTGAAAGCACGAGGTGCGGTGGAGTCGTTCTATTGGACGCCTCCGCATACCGGCGCGCCGGCGCTGTTTGTCTGTCGAAGTTGGACGTTAACGAAAAATCACGGGCTGTATGAACTGACAGCTGATTTTGAGCAAGTACCGCGATAAGCCTCCTTATGGGGGCTTTTTAATGGGGTTGTTATGCGCGATATACCATCTGAACTCATTATTCAAAGCGTTGATGCCGGTGTTGGCGCATTCATCGACCTATTCGACGTTAACCTGCAGCCGCTCGGTGGCGACATTATCCGGTTTCACGCCGGCACCAATGACTATTATGGCGACGTGATCTGGAAGGGGTTGGCGTATTCAGCTTATCCGATCGCGGTGGAAGGGTTCGAAACCAAAAATGAAGGCGCCTACGCCCGACCGACGATGAAAGTCGCCAATATCACCGGGCTTATCACCGGCATCAATGCTGATTTTGATGATGCCTTGGGCGCAGTGGTGACGCGGCGTCAGGTACCCGTCAGCGCACTGGATGCCGTGAACTTTCCGAACGGCAATCCAGATGCCGATCCTACGCAAGAAGCGGTTTCTCGTTATGTCATAGAGGAAATGGCGGAAGAGACGTTCGAAACCGTGACCTACAACTTGGCGACGCCGATCGACTGCGACAACGCCATCATCCCGGCTCGCACAATTCTGGCCGACGTGTGTCAGTGGCTTTACCGCGGTGACGGCTGCGGTTATACCGGCGGCCCGGTTGCCGACGAGCGGGACAATCCGACGGGTGATGCATCGAAAGACCGTTGTTCCCACCGCAAGTCCGGCTGCCGCCTACGCTTCCCGAAACCCGCCGTCCTGCCGATTGGCACATTCCCCGGATCGTCGAAGGTGTCGTGATGTTGGAGCAAGAATGTATCGACTACGCCGCCGGTGAGCCGGGGCGGGAAGTGTGCGGATTGGTTGTTAATGATGATCAACTGGTGAAATGCCGGAACATACACTCAAACCCGGCAGAGCGCTTCCGAATAAGCGACGATGACTGGTTAAAAGCAGAAGCGGCGGGAGAAATCACCGCCGTTTTTCATTCTCATCCCGGTAACTCGCTGGCGCTATCCGGTGCCGATCGGCAGATGCAGATAACGACCGCTTTGCCGTGGTGGCTGGTTAGCTGCGGGGTGCTACGCAAATTCTGTCCCGTCCCCCATCTATTGGGAAGGCAGTTCGAACACGGCGTGACGGACTGCTACACGCTGTTCCGGGACGCATATCACCTATGCGGCATTGACCTTCCAGATTTTGAGCGGGTAAACGGCTGGTGGGTACGGGGCGAAAATCTTTATCTGAAAAACCTGACAGCTAACGGATTCCGCACCATAGCGCGGCAGGATATCCAACCCGGTGACGTGATTATCCGCCGCCCGTTCCCCGAAGCCGATCCGTGCCACGCCATGATTTATCTTGGCGGCGGACAGGTGCTGCATCACGACTGCGCCGGCCGGCTGAGCCGCCGGGAGCCATACCGACCGGCCTATGTCCAGCAAACACATTCGATATGGAGGCACGAACAGTGCTCGTCTTTAAATTTGCAGGGCATCTACGCCGACATTTCCGCCAAATCGTACTGAATGTGGATACGCCCGCACAGGGGTTACGTTTGCTGCTAGCGCAGTGCCCGGCATTCAAACGCGATTTTTACCGCACCCGCGTGCGTATGCGCATTGCTGGGGATGACGTCTCGCCTGATACGCTGGAGTTTCACATGCACCGCCAGCCGCGCGATGGCTCTACCGTTTTGTTTGTCCCAATAGTTGATGGGGCTATTGCCGCGGCGCCGGCCTGGGTGATTTGGACGATGGTGGCGGTCAGCGTGGCATCTGTTGCGTATTCAATTTATTCGGCTCGGAACATGAAAACCAAAACATCGGCCGAGGCAGCACAAACCAACTCGATTACCAACAACTCGTTCACCAGCGCTGAAAACCGGGTTGGGCAGGGTCGACCGGTGCCGATCCTGATGGGTGAAATGGTGGTGGGTTCAAACGTGATTTCCCTCGGCATCGATACAACGAACAACAAAGACTGGAACATTTCTATCAGTTAAGGAGCGCACATGTCTTCTGGCGGCGGCGGGGCCAGCACCCCGACTCTTCTCAATGATAACCTCACATCTAAACAGTTTTACCGCGTTCTCGATCTGATATCTGAAGGCCCAATTTATGGCCCGGTCGACCAGACCTATCTTTCGTCGTTCTTGGTGAACAAAACCCCAGTGACTAGCGCGTCAGGTGCAACGAATATCAATGGGGTCAGTGTGGCGTGGCGGCCTGGCTCGATGGCCCAGCCGCCGATAATGGGCTTTGATGCCATTGAGGCTACCACCATTGTTAACAACGCGGTGACGTTTGACACGCCACTGGTCCGTACTGTAACTGATGACGATGTGGCTCGGGTTCGCGTAAATCTCGGCGTAAGCGGGCTTGTCCAGCAGGACACGGCGGGCAATCAGTCCAATACATCGGTAACAATGGTGATTGAAACCCGCGCCGGTAGCGGCGGGGCCTATCAAATTGCCAAGACGGTGACTATCAGCGGGAAAATATCCGGCGAGTACCTGGAGGCTCACATCATCGACGCCCCGGACACGAAGCCGTTCGATATCCGCATTCGCCGCATCACACCGGACAGCGCCAGCGATCTGTTGACAAATGGGACTGTATGGAACAGCTATACGGAAATTACGGATGACAGCCTGAATTACCCATATTCAGCCATAGCCGGCGCGGTGATTGACCGCAGTCAGTACACAGACACCCCCAGCCGCACGTATCACCTGCGCGGAATTATCGTTGATGTGCCGGACAACTATGACCCGACAAGCCGGACATACTCCGGCATTTGGACGGGTGGTTTTAAATCCGCATGGACTGATAACCCGGCATGGCTATTCCGGGCGCTGGTGAAGCACCAGCGCTATGGGTTGGCGCGCCGGGCCGGTGATATTGACGTGGATGATGGTGCGCTGTATGTGCTGTCGCAGTTTTGTGATCAATCGGTCAACGATGGATACGGCGGTACCGAACCCCGATTGCGATTGAATGCATACATCACAGAGCCGGCCAACGCTCGCGAGATCCTGGACAAGATCGCCAGCATGTTCCGTGGAATAGCGGTGTGGGATGGCATGCGCCTATCTGTGATGATTGATAACCCACAAGACCCGGTCGCATCTATCACCAACGCCAACGTTGTAGATGGCCTATTTACCGGCAGTTCCGTGCCGCGCTCAGAGCGCTATAACGCTGTTGTTGTGTCCTGGACTAATCCAGCGAACGGGTGGGAGCAGGATAAAGAATACGTTTCCGATGACACGCTGATCGGGCGTTACGGTTACAACGAAACTACGCTTGAAGCATTTGGCTGTACCTCTCGCGGACAAGCTTACCGCGCTGGCCGTTGGCTGCTGGAAACCGCTAAGCGGGAATCGCGTAAAGTCACGTTCCGGATGGCGCGAGATGCGATCGCCTTCATGCCCGGCGACATTGTTGAAGTCATGGATAACAACTACGCAGGCACACGGCTGGGCGGGCGTATCTTGTCGCACGGCGGGCAGGCGGTAACGGTCGATGCCGACATATCGGCGCTGGTCAGCAGCGGAGACACCATATCGATCATGGGATCAACCGGAAAGCTGACTCGCCATGAAATTCAGTCTGTATCTGGTCGTGTTGTAACCCTGAAAGCGGCACCGGCTTATGTGCGTGACGGTACCGTGTTCGTGATCTCTACTGGCGAACTGGCGGCCCGGCTGTTCCGTATCACAAGCGTGAAAGAGGATGAAAACAACTCGACATATACAATCACTGCGCAACATCACGATCCGAATAAACAGGCGGTGGTGGATGAGGGCGCTGTGTTTGATGTACCGACCGACACCCTTAACGGGTACCGGGTGCCGAACGTCGAAAATCTGCGCATTGTTAACGTCGCGAGTGAGACTGTGCAGGTTCGCGCGGCATGGGAAACTGCTACAACAACCAGAAAATTGGTGTTTGAGCTGTACGTGTATAACGAATCTGGCGCGGTTGTAGCCCAGCATGAAACCGAACAATTCCAGTATGAATTTTATGGACTGAATGCTGGTAACTACACGCTGGGCGTGCGTGGCCGCAACGATAACGGTATGAAGGGGGCGGAAACGCAGGTCAGTATGGTGATCGGCGCGCCGCTGGCGCCGTCCAGCGTTGTCTGGACGCCTGGCATCTTCTCTGCCGGCTTAGTGCCGGTGATGAGCGTCAGCGCTACCACCGACACTACGTTTGAATTCTGGTATTCATCGGAAACGCGAATCACTGATATCAGCAGCGTGACGACGCTGGCGCAGTACCTGGGGCGTGCGACCCAGTGGGCGTTACATGGACTGCGGGCTGAAACGACTTACTACATGTACGTGCGCACGAAAAACGCGTTCGGAGTGTCCGGGTTCGTTGAGGCATCCGGGCAGGCATCAGCAGACATTCCAGGCATGCTTGAATATATCGACGAGGCAATTAGGGACACTGGCGCATTCGACAATCTACAAAATGGCATTGATGGAAATATTGAAGCCACACTGCAAAACGCCCTGGCGACAAATGCGGCCGTTGAGCGGCAATACGCACAATACGGTGAGGTGCGCGCGGATGTCATCACAATACGCACCACGGTGGCGGATCTTAACGGCTCGCTTGCCGAGTTGACTGATATTGTTCAGGCTCAATATGGAGAACTCACGGCTGCAGTTAATCAGAAACTCACGGCCGAAGTGACCAGTTCCGGTGCGGCCAGCGCGTTTTATACGTTAAATCTCGGCGTTATTCGTGACGGAACGAAATACAACACCGGGTTTGGAATGGGGATAGAGCCGGACGGAAATGGTGGCTATAAATCAACAGTTGTATTTTCCGCCGATCAGTTTGGTGTTTATTCTGGCAGTACGCCGGGTAATTATCAAAGGGCGTTTTTTATTTATAACGGCCAGGTGTTTATTAATTCTGCCTTTATTCAGGACGGAAGCATCACAAACGCAAAAATAGCCAATGCGGCAATCACGAATGCAAAAATATCCGGGGCGATCTATTCGGACAACTGGAATGGGGTAGTCGGCTGGAATTTGGATAAGGCCGGAGGTTTTCAGATGGGTGCGATCGGGACTGGGCGCGTGAAACTGGATGGGACTGGATTGGCAATTTATACGACGGCTGGCGCGATGGTTGCAAAACTTGGATGGTTATCATAATGGTCGGTTTATACGTGCAGCCGGTTGATGGCGGTAAATTGGTTGATATATCAAATAACGTGAAATGCCCGTCATATCTGGGTTATGCGGCGCCGCAAATGAGCAGCAATGGTGATTCAATAACCAGCCACGGCATATTCAACGGCGGTCAATTATTTGTAATCCCTCGCCGCACATGTCTGATTTATACCATTGAGGGGGCTGTAAACCCGCATGTTGTTGCATGCAGCGGCGTGTCTATATCGGGCGGGGACGTTTACTGTTCATATAGCATGTTTAATCAGTTTTGGGATAAAAATCGCGTCGCAATGGAATATGACGTATTCCAGGTGATCAACTCTCAACCGCAGGGATTCGGTCTATTCCTGCAAAACGCCGCCAATTTTTTCGCCATATCAAATCAGAACGTGATAGGTCAGTGCATTAAAAGAATCAGCGTAACTTTTGCTGGCTCTTATGCTCTTGGCGTTGGTTCTGACGCTGTAGTTTTTGCGCACTGGAATCATCCTGACGCATCGATATATCTCGATCGCGGGTCGATGACGATCTATGCATATAACAATAATGGAGAGGCTGTTTACACAGTAACGATGGATATTGTCGTTTTCTCAAATCAGCCACCCACCCCACACGATGGCGGCCTAACGCTCTGGCGAGAAGACGGCGTTTGCGTATTTTCGTCCCGTCTACCGCCGCTGGTATGGCGCGGAGGGTATGTCGATATCAACAGCTATCCGGGTGCATTTGTGGCGTCAAACGTACCCGCCGAGAAACCGATGGTGCCGCTATGTTCTATGGGCGTCCACAGTAGCGGGCCAGTATTAAACGGCAATTACGGGATGATGTTTTATGCCGGGTTCAAGATGGTTAATAACCAGGTTGCGGCGTGGCGCTCTCGTCAGTACCGATCGTGGTATGAAGGGGCTCTGAGCCTCACCGAGCCATACTATCAGATAACGCCGATGTCCCTGCCTGTCATTGACGCGGCAGATTATTTATAACCGGGGAAATAATATGTCCGTTGGAACTATTACGCTCACTAACGGCTCAGTTACCGCAACTGGGGCCGGCACAACGTTCACCTCAGATTTGGTTGCCGGTGATTTTGTCGTTGCTGTTGTCGGCGGCGTGACATACACGCTGCCGGCGAAAACGGTCGATTCTGCAACGCAGGTAACGCTGATTCGGGCCTATGATGGACCTACCGCCGCTGGCGCGGCATGGTCCGCCGTCCCACGCGACGCGATGAACGCAATCACGGCCCAGTTGGCAGCAGATACAGCGAAAGCGATTCGGGGCCTGAACTACGATAAAAACAACTGGCAGCAAGTTTTCAGCGGAACTGGAACGATCACAATAACACTGCCGGACGGCTCAACATATTCCGGGCTCGCGTGGAACTCATTCACCAGCGCGCTGAATACTAAAGCCGCGCGCGGCTCAAACAGCGATATAACGAGCCTCAGCGGTCTGACTACAGCGCTCTCGCTGGTGCAGGGCGGCACTGGTTCAACCACCGCATCTGGCGCCCGTTCTAATCTCGGACTAGGAACAGCTGCGATACGAAACGTAGGGAACACATCAGGCACCGTCGCCGCCGGCGATGACGGCCGGTTCGGCTCGCTGGAAGGGAAAACCGGAGGCACGGTTTCATCCGAAGTCGTCGTGAATGGGCTGTTGCATGCCACGGGTTTCCGTCCAACGAACCTATCCAGCGAATCATCCGGCAATGCCCGGTCGATAGGGATAAACTGGACAGATGCTGTCGGATCAATTGCATCAACGCTGGAATATTATCTCGTTGCCGGCCAGTACCACTCGCTGCGTATGCTCATTGATCAGGCCAGCTTCTCATTTCGCGGGAACGGCAACGCTGTAGCGCCGGGTGGGGCCTGGATTGACGGCTCGGACCGTCGCCTGAAAGACAAATTTGAGGAAATAAAAGACGCGACCAGCAAGACGATGATGCTGACGGGCTACACATACGACATGAACGGACAGCGCAGAGCTGGCATTGTCGCGCAGGACCTGCAGACGGTATTGCCGGAGGCCGTTGAGCTGATGGGGCCGGGGCTGGATAAGGACGGCAATAATGTGGATGATTTGCTCGGCGTGAACTACAGCTCAGTGACGGCTCTGTTAGTCAATGCATTCAAAGAGCAACAGCAGATGATAGAGGCGCTGACTGCGCGGGTCGTTTCGCTGGAGTCGGCTAAATCGTCGTGAAAATCAGGCGCTGACAAAAAGCCCGGCGGAATGCCGGGCCATTCATTCAATCAAATTTTCCTGATATGCAATCTCGTCGAGCACATCTTCCAGTGTCGGCAGCGGATCGGTGTGCAGTGGGATAGCAATCCCGGGCCAGATTTTGACGTCCAGCCAGCCGCCGAAATCGGCGAAAACTGCATATGAGAGCATGGGGCAACCGTCCAGCATTTCGTCTTCATCGAGTACGCAAACCGTCGTTCCGTGATAGTCGATAATTTTCATTTTTACTCAATATAGGTGTTGGTATTTTTCTGTTTAATGCGGATTAAGGTATTGATATTAATATATGGTTATTTTAAATATATACCAACAAAATGACGTAAAACACTGAAAATAAACATATTGCGTGCCGGTCTCGAAAACCGGAGTAGGGGCAACTCTACCGGGGGTTCAAATCCCCCTCTCTCCGCCACTTCCTTCAGTCATTGGTTTTTCCCCTGCCTGAGTATCATTTTTCTTTCTGATAGCAGTATGCCGATCTGTCTCAAAATTACGTATGACATAGCCTAACACCCGGTTGCATGATGTTTCTGGCTGCACGGTCATGAAATCATCATTTTTACATTATGATTATCACCGTTGATGCGCTGATTGATGTTAAGCGTTTTATTTGAGCGGGTAACCACTATTTCTGACTGGTTTTTATCGCTCGCTAATGATTTGCATTAATAACCCGGCGTTTTTTATTTCTGGTTGATGGCACACCAGTGACAGCGAGAAGAGTAGTCATAAAAGTCGTTATGATAATGGCCGAAGCGATAAGTTTCTGAAGAAATCTATTTTCTGGTTGCTCCAACTGGAAGAGGTTTAATTCTACTTGTTATCAATGAAGGCTGGTTAAAATGACTGAAGAAGATATCTATCCACTGCTGGGTAAATTGGCTAATGGCCATGTTTATGCCTATGCCGTGTCGTGTTGTGATTATCATGCACCCCATCGTAAATATCCGTTTATTATTTTCTCGCTGAGCCAGGAAAACCATTATAACGCGTCACAACAACAGACCGATCAGCAGATTACCGTCGGTGTTGATTGCTATGCTGATACCGTCGCCGAGGCTCGGGCGTTGCGTGAACAGGTCAGCGCGGCGTTGGCGGTATTGAAACCGAATCAGACCGCTGAATATAACGATTTCGATGTGGAATATGAGCAATTCCGTATGACATTGGAAATGGAACTTTCTCGTTAATCGTTTAACACTGTAATTTTTAATAAATTCGTTTCGCCAATAAATAATTGTTGGTGACGGAAATCTATTTTTAAAATAAAGGAAGTATTTATGTGGTATAAATCAGGTTCATTATCACTTTTTTCCGGTAGCAAGGTGGTGCTGGGTAATAATACGGCATGGGCGGATAAGAATAATAGTGTCGTTGCCGGTGGCATGCTGCTGATTTTTGCTGATTGCAGCATTAAGATTTATGAAATTGCATCAGTGGTATCGGATACCGAACTGGTGCTGGCTAGCGAATATATTGGTTGCACGGAAAATGGCGTGAATTACGCCATTCCGGTGTTGGGCAGCAGTGACACGTTTGATCACGCCGCCTATGTTGCGCAGGTTGCGGCGATGTTGGCCGGCTACCAGTCCCAACTGGCTCAATGGAAACAGGTGCTGACCGAGCATGGTCAGGTGACGCTGACGGACAACGGTGGTCAGAGCGTGGTGGTGAAAACCCTGCCGGACCTGACCGACGCCGTCAGCCGGATGATGGATAAAACCCTCAATGGCGCTGATATTCCGGACAAAGCCCAGTTTGTCGCCAATCTGGGACTGAGCGATGTGGTGCGTAAGTCCGACCTTGCTAACCATACCCACACCGTCTCGCAAATTACCGACTTTACCGACGCGGTGCGCAAGGTGCTGGTGGCGACGCTGGCGGCTGGCCGAGGTGTTTCTCTGGCGTATGACAACAGAAACAGCCAACTGAGCATCAGCGCAACCGGGGCGGGAAGCGGTTCGGGCCAAGGTGGAAGCGGCTATACCGTGGTGACGCGTATGGGTACAACGGCGAACCAGATATTCACCTTCCCGATTAGCCTGAATGGTCAGATGGACTATAGCTTCGATGCTTATGCGCTGAAGGAGGAAGCGGGGCTAACATCACAGACGGTGGTTATTGATACCTTTTCAAGCACAAGTGCCGCCAACTATGAGCAGACAAACAACGTTGTATTTGATGGGCAACTGAAGCCGTACACTGGTGAAACCTATTCAATGGGTTCCGACGGTTCTTTTTATTCTTCAATTATCAAAGCGGACGGCATTTCATTATCAGTGTCGAGCTACTCAACGTCCACAGTAGTCCCAGCAATGACGTCAGCAAACACACCTGCCGGATATATTGCCTCGGCCTCTTCAGTATACAACGCATCATATGCCGCCTATTACGCCTTTGACGGCAGCGTATCAGGTAATGGCTGGATCAGCGCTAGCGCGCCTACTGCTGCTGCGCCGCAGTGGTTAGAGATTGAGTTGCCGTCTCAAACTCAGATCACGGGCTACATAATAACGAACCCAAACTCAGTGATTGGCGGCCTTGCCAGTCCGAAATCTTGGTTGTTGCAGGGTAGCAATGACGGCAGTGTTTGGACAACCGTTCATGCGGTCAGCAACAGCACGAATAATACGGCTGACATCGATCAAGAGTTCCCTTTATCGGTTGCCGCGAATTATTCGAAATATCGCTTATATATTACTGATAAAAATTCTTCCTATGCGTTTGTTAGTATCAAAAAACTGAAGCTGGTTGTTGGTGATAAGTGCCTGATTTCTGAATCCTTCGGGAATTTCTATACCGCATCATCCGGTGTGCTAACGAAAGTAAACTCGCCATCCTCCGCGTCAGAATTTTCTACAGTTGGCTTCGTTTACTCCGGCGTTATTAGCAGTTCCGCGCTATCAGGTAAGCTGCCAATCAAGGTTTGGCTCGCGTCAAACCCGGCAAACAATTACGTTAGAACATCCTACGGGCCACCCCCTCAGATTATTGTGCCAAAATCGTTGACCAGTGTTAGATCCTTGCAGGTGATTAGCTCAGCACAATTGTCAGCAACGCTGTCCGGCAAAGGTGTGGTATCTGTAGCGGTGTCGCGTGATTTGAATGACTGGGTTGTATGGAGTGGGAGTTCCTGGGTGTCTATTGGTTCATTATCTGCAGATGCAACTGGGGCAAATAAGCTGGTAGCGAGTGGTATGACTGCATCGTCCTTGGGCCAGGTCACTGCAACACAATGGGCTTTGCTGTTTCCTAATACCAATGGTGTGCCTGATAATCTGGCGTTTGCTCTGGTGCTCAGTGTCCCTGATCCATCAGTAGACGGTGTTGTGGTCGATGATCTGACTCTTAATGTGACTAACGGCTCCGCCTGGAAAAAACAGACTGAAGCCGAAGTGGAAATCCGCTGGTATCCCGACAAAGTGACGTTTAAAACCGTGGCGGCGGGTAACTACAAGCTGGCCTATCAACAGCCATAA